ACTATACGGATGCCTACTGTATCGCCTGTTCCATTTTGGATGCGAATACGAAGGTCTCCACACCTGCCGAACCCTTTGAGCTGAAGCAGTTCCGCCGGCATGACCGGCAATCCTGCATCCGCCAAATGGTTGACCGGAAGTACATTCTGGACAGCAAGGTCGTTGCAACAAACCGGCATAAGGCCATTGAGCAAAAGTCCGATAGTCTGCAGGAGTTCCGTGAGGTTTACGGTGACGCTGCGGTGTCGCAGCTCACCGTAAGACCCCACTCGCCACAGTACAAGGACATGACGCGCATTATGCCGGGTGCTGTGATGGACTTCAACGGGACTATCGGGGTTATGCAATGCTCAGGTGGTCGAAACAACGGAAAAGTAGAATTTTTCAAATCGACAAAAGGAAATAAAACTCCCCCAAAGAAATGTGTGCTTCTTGCACAGAACGCAGGCATGGTTTTCATCCCTGCCTGAAACGAAAGGAGAAATACAATGAAAAACACATCAAATCTTAAATATCCTGAAGAGAAAGGAGCCTGAAAATGGAACGACTCACCATCCGCCTTCCTGATGGACAGGCCTGTGTGGACTGCAATCGGTGCAAATCTGAGCGCACGAGCGAATCCAACGAGGCAAAGGAGATGTGCTCTACCCTCTATTGCCGCAACCGGCTGAAAGACCGGCTGGCGGCTTTCGAGGACACTTTCCTTGACCCTGAAGAGCTGCTGACGCTCAGACAGGAGAACGAGACCCTCCGCCGCATTCTGGGCAAGAGGTTCGGACCCTCCCCAGACGCCTCTGTACCTGAACTGGTCGGAGCTCTCAGCGATAAAATGCGAGAGACGGATGCGACCATCTATGCGCTTCGGCATGAGCTGGATGTGCTCAAGTCTACCTATCGTCCGAACTGCGTCAACTGTGAGCACATCCACAGGGATAACTTCAACTGCACAGCCGTAGGTGGGTTCTGTACCGATGTTCCTGCTGCCCACTGCCCGAAGCTGAAAGGGCTGATGGAAAAAGAGGCTGCGTCTCAGGCCAAGGAGGTCAAAGACGACACCCATGCTGAGTTTCTGGAACGCTGGGCAGTCGAGCTGAACAACCGGAACGAGCGGAGTGTTTTTCCGGCAGCCCTGAAAGTCGTTAAGGGTCTCGTCGTTGTCTATGCTGCATCGGACGACCTTGTGGAAGTTGAGGGCGCCATGACGCAGGAAATCGGCGCTTACGATGGTGTCAAGTTGACTGTGAGTAAGGCTCAGGGCTTCTATGAGACAACCGCAGGCGAGCCAGACATCGAGTTTCGCTGGTGCGATGATTCCTCTGCGGACTCTGTCTGCCCGTGGTCTGTTATCTGCAACCTTCCCCATCGCAAGTTCGACATTCTCGACGATGAGGGCTATGTGGCCAGCGTTGGTGTTGTGCTGCACATTGACGACATCCCTGAGTAAGTGAGTTTCCGAAATTGAAAGGAGTTTTTACTATGAATAAGAACGAGAACGGCTATGTTATCTGCGTTACCCCTACCGGCAGCGACCTGCCTTTTGTGCCCAACGTGGAGCACATTCGGAGAAGTGATTCGAGCAACCTCTCCAGCCGTGCGGCGGCGCGTAAGGCAGAAAAGGATGGTATTAAAATCATCCACGATATGCCCAATGTGCCGGACTGGACTTACATCGACACACCGCAGAACCGTGAGAAAATCGCGGCATGGCTGAAGGAGCATCCTGAAATGTGCTTCAAGAAGAAGGAACCCACCGTTCTTACACGGTACAATACTACCTGTCTCGTTTCTGCCAAGGATGTCGAAATATGTCAGGAACTGCTGGATATGCCCTGCGACGAGGAGCACAACCCCGCTGTAGAAACCGGCATCGGCAAGTATGCCGGCGTTCGTTGCTTCGGATTGACTTTCCCGAACGGATACTCTGCGGAAGTCACTGTCTGCTCTGACGATAAGGGCTTCTACGTCAACCCCGTCCTCTACAACGAGAAGATGTCTGAAGTCATGTGTCTGGATGCCGAAAGCACGCTGGAGGGCGTCTACACCTTTGATGACGGCGCTGTTGTGTACGTCATGGAGGTCGTCAAGGACTTGTCCGAACCGGCATTCCACGAGACCACTATCAGAATTCCCGCTGTGGACGCGAGAAAGTACCTCACTTATATGAAGGGTGAGGACTTTCCCGACGGTAGCCTCAACGTGTCGAATGCCGTTATTGCTGAGTATACCAGCAAGTTCGAAAACGGATTCACCGCCGTCCTGCGGATTATCCACAGAGAGTTCGAGGTTGTTTCCAATCTCTCCCTGTACGACGCAGACGAAACCGAGGTGTGGAGCATGGATGAGGACAGGCTGCTGTTGTGCGTCAGAAAATTCAATTACGGTAACGGCACTTACGAGGTCGAAGTGACGGATGAGACAGCGAACAGCACCGAAAAGGAGAGTTATTGGACGGAAATCCGTCACGATTTCCGTGAAGACTCTCCCGTTGGTTGCGGTGATGTGGTTGCTGCCGTGTCTGTTGATGCTTGGCGTACGTCCGACGACGATGCCGAGGGCGAGGTCATTGCCCGCGTCTTTCTCACCAAGAAGGGCGACGTGGTCATCGACTACATCAACGCCATCGCTCGCACCGACGTGCTGGCACAGGAATCCATTAACGAAACCGTGAAGGAGCTGCGCGGAACAGCTTGTTGATGGGAAGGTGCGGGAAGTAAAGAGAATCGCACCCATCACTCAGGACGCCTTGACAACCTCTTCTATCATGGATATACTTGGTATATCCCTGATGAGGAGGTTTGCGAGCCGTATGAAAACTACCCTAAAAAAGTGGGGCAATAGCCAAGGTATAAGGCTTCCAAAATACGTTTTGGAAACAATGGGATGGAGTGAAGACGAAGCCCTTGAAGTTTTAGCCGATGGTGATAAGCTCATTATCAAAAAGGCAAATAAACTTAAAACGATTGATGAGTTCTTTGAAGGGTATGATGGAGGCTATAAGCCGACCGAAATCGACTGGGGCTCCCCACAGGGGCGAGAAGTCTGGTAAGACAAGGCAACATTATTTTGCTCAACTTCATCGACGCAAGGCCGCACAAAGTTGTTGACCATGTTCCGGAAGATATTTTAGCTTCTGCTCGTGATTTGGTCGCTGCAATCTTTTAACAGATGTGTGAGAAAGCCCCCTTCGGGGAGCTTTTTCTTTTTGTTCAAAATTGTTGACAAAATGCCGAAACGTGGTAGTATAGTAGTATAATTACGAAGATTTTTTTATAAGGAGATTTATCTCCGTTTCAAAGTCACATCAAATATTCAAGGCAGTTGTTCTCGCTTGGGAACGACTGTCTTTTTATATATTTACTACATTTTTTGTTCCCATAAGTCCTTATCACAGGCTGGGAGAAAGGAGAAAACATGAAAACCAATGTTGTTTTCGAGTACGCTGGCGAGAACATGGAGACTGTCCACGATAAGGTTGCCGTCACCGGTGAAATTACCGATTGTGGTTTTGCTGTTATGATGGCAGCCACCAACCGCGACGGTGTATTTGTGCCGGCTGCTGTAGGGCTTCGCAAGGTAAACTATGCGAAGCTGGTTGGTGTTGAGCCCTGCGAAGCTGATTCTGATGCCGTGTGCAGTGCGGACGTCCTTGTGGGGCGCTTCGTAAACGCAAGCGGTGCGTGGGATGAGCTTTCGTCCAACAGGCAGGTGCAGAGTGGCGCCGTTCGTGTCGGCATCCCATTTGTGTATGGGCTCTACAACTTCACGCCGGTACGTAACGGGGCAAACAAGAAGATTTCGTGGTGGATTTCCCGCGAGGGTATCGGTCACGCGCTCTACTGCTTCACCGCAAACTACACCCCCGAAATCGGCTATCAGTTCCAACATATCAGCAACTATATTTCCATGTTCGAGGAACAGTTCGGCACGCCCGACGGCAAACCGAAGTCCAAGAAAGCCCCTGTTGGTGGGCGCAATGTGGCAGTTGTCCGCATTAAGGTCTATCCCGATGTCGGACCGGCCTATATCGTTGAGGTCCCTTCTGATGAAATTGGCAGTATCGACAAGTGGGCGAGAGAGCATCTGGAGAACTGGACCTGTGTTGAACAGAAGGATTCCAACTCCGCACCTGAGGCTTCCCCCTCACCCGAAATCGGCTATCAGTTCCAATACATCAGCAACGTTGGTGGGCGCAACGTGGATGCCATTCGCTTCAAGGTCTACCCCAATGTGGGTCCTGCCTATATCGTCGAGGTTCCCTCCGGCGAGGTCGATAACATCGACGAGTGGCTGAGTGAGCACATGGAGAGTGATGCCACATTCGTGGAGCTGAAAAGCACCGATTCCACCTCCAAAAACACGTCCTCTGACGAAAATGCCGACATCCGCGTGCGGGATATCTGCGGCGATAAGTGCCAGTGCTATGTCTACTACGACAAGGCTTCCGGCCAGAACAAGATGCGTTTTTGGCTGAGAGCCGCGTTCTCCCGTCCCTCCGATATGCTTGAGGTAAGAAAGGAGCTGAAAGCGAACTTCGGCAGCGGTGCCGGCACGCACACTTACGATGATGGCTCCTTCGACGTCATCATTCAGAGGTTGGTGCCGTTCGCTTTCTCCAATGCGGATTTGGAGAGCTTCGCAGACAATGCGGTTGCACTCATTGAGAATGTTCTGCACGCCAAGGCAACCAGCGTGAGCTGGAACGCCGGCCATTGCGAGAGCGATAATGATGCGCTGCTTACTGAGAAAGAGCGGAGCATCGTAAGCCGGCAGGCGTAAGGAGGTGTCTTCGGTGAACACAGTGATTTTTCCTGAGGACGTCGCCAACGCGGTACAGTCGGCTTACCTCCAAACCGAAGACGAGGATGTCAGAAATTTGCTTTTGTCCGTCGGCGCCGAGCTTCTTGATATCTCTCCCGATGAGATGTTTGAGATGATTCGTTGAAAGAAAGGAGAAACAGAGATGACCCTGAAGGAGTTTGTTGGAAAAAACGGCAAAGAGAAATGCGTTAGCAAGATGAGGCAGTGGCAGTCTGTTACCATCGGCTTCATCAACGCCGATGGTAAAGACGATGAGACGGAATTCGATGTATACCGCGTGGACACTTCCGCCGGTCTTGAAGAGCTGGCGCAGCTTTTCAACGATTTCTGTGCTGAAAACAATTTCCCCACGGACACGGTACAGTCGGTTCGTGTGGTGAGGAGTGCGGACAGCTACTCTGACCTTGCCGAAGCGTAAAGGCTATGCAAAAAAAAGAAAGGAGAAAATAATCATGGATTTCAAGAAAAAGAAAAAGACAAACAAGAATCGTTGTAGGGCTTGCCCCGCATCCGGTTTTTGCTCCGATGTCTGCTACAACAGGGATGTTCCTGATGCCACCTGTGCTCATGCCGTGAAGTACGATAAGCTGAATAAGCGTATCGCCGCTCTGGAGGGACAAGTGGAGGCGGTGAAGTTTATGAGCTTGAAGCAGAGAGACGTTGAGCTGGAAAAGCTGTGGGATGAGTTCGCCGATGTCCCGATGAATCAGGACACCGAAAAGATGGAGGGGGCATTCCTCCACTTCCCCGCCGGAACTCCTCGCGAGGACATCTGGCACTGGTTCGACGAACGCTATTCCAAAGGCGTCGCTGCGCTGCTTTACGGTCGTGGTGAGGACAACACCGCTACCATCGCTACTCTGGCCTATCGGAACGAGTTGTGCTGCGAGTGCGACTCTGAGTTGTGCGCCTTTGCGGATGCTTCCGGTATTTGCCGCGCTCCGTTCATTACCGGCGCCGCGCCGCGTATCCACGAGGATGGCTGCGACGATTTCTGCAGCAAGTGCGATGCAGGTTGCACGGCCAGCGTCGCGGACAAGGCTTCTGAGGCTGGACGGTATATGGTCTTCACGGACGACCCCTACGTCAGAGACGCTCAGATTTACTGCGGCACCATCGACGAAGATGAAGATATCTATTCCGAGGAAAACGAGGATAACTGGCACGATACCAGCGGTCCTGTTCTGCTCATTGACAGGGATTTCAAGACCCTCGATGAGCTGCGGAAAACGGTGATGAACTTCTATCCCGACATGGACCTTTGTACCTTGCGTGCCATTCGGGTCTCAGCGGAAACTGTCTGCCTGTAAGGGAGGTGCCCACAATGGATGCCTTTTTGGAAAAGCTCAAAAAGTCTTTTGTCGAACGTTTTACGTCTTTGATGGAAGACAACGGCGACTCCGTGACGGAAGCTGCAAGGATTATCGGTGTCGCTCCGGAAGCTGTCTCAACGTGGCTGCGTGGGCGTATCGTGCCGAGCATTGATTACTTCGCTAAAATTGCGGATGTTTACAATGTCTCTGTTGATTATCTGCTGGGTCAATCTGAGACCCAGCAGATAAAAGACATCCCCGATGAGGCGGCATATCCGGCTGTTCCCGCACGAGCCTTCTACAACTCGGCGCTACAGCTTATGGCAAAACAGAATTCTCTCATTTCCCAACAGAATGCGTTATTGCAGCAACAGAACGCTATCCTGAAGGCGATGCAGCAGAAGCCCGCTACTGAGAGCATATCTGTATCTCTGACAGATGGGTCTGTTGATTTGCCGTTTTGATGGAGGTGCAGATGGAAAACTTTGAAAAAGAGACGGCTAAGGTTTTCGGTAAACGTTTCCGTGCGTTGATGGCTGCCAACGGTGATACATCAGCAACGGCAACCACAAAGCTCAATGTTTCGGCGGCGATAATTGCGAAGTGGCGTCAAGGGAAAGTCGTTCCCAGCGGGGAATATCTCAAGCGAATCTCGGAAATCTACTGTATTTCTTCAGATTATTTGCTTGGGCTCAGTAATGATGCTCTTGCGCGGGCTGATGAGCTGTCTGGTGCAAGCCCCAGAAAACTGGCAAAAGTCATATATGAGTCCTGTCGAAATGCTGTGGAACCGCTTGAAGATTCCCAAAAGGATAACATCTATAAAGCACTTACGAGAGAGAATCTTGATGAGGTGTTTGAGAGAGTTATCGCTTTGGTGAAAGTGCAAGCAAAGTGCAAAGTGACAGGGGAAGGTGCGAAAAGAACAGTATTGTACCAATCTATTAAACACCAATCAGAAGAACTCAGCGAGTTCTTGCGATTGATTTTAGAGGGTGCAGATATGTCTTGTAACGAAACGTTGTCTACTTTAAGCAAGGAGACAAATGGCTGCGTTGATGCAATTCGCCCCTGAAAGGAGATTTTTACAACGGCTGAGGGCTACCTTTATGGTAGCCCTCTCTTTTTACTCACAGAATTATTGACAAAATACTGAAACGTGGTAGTATAGTAGTATAATTACGAAGATATTTTTATAAGGAGATTTATCTCCGTTTTCAGTCACATCATCATATTCAAGACAGTTGCTCTCTTTTGAGAACAACTGTCTTTTTATATATTTACTACATTTTTGTTCCCGTAAGACCTTAACACAGGCTGGGAGAAAGGAGAAATCATGGAAAACAAAAAGTACGATGCAGAACTCGCGCATTTGTTTATCTATCACGGTGTTGCTGAGTCCACGCCATATGAGGCTCTGGACAAAGCGTACAGCGAGTATGGACACACAGTATGCGTCTTGGCTCTGTACCAGCTTCTTACGACGGGTCGTGAGTTGATTCGCGCCATGGAGCATCCTGCTGCACTGGTGGAGACCATTACGGGGGTATTCCCACCGGATGTGAAAGAATCCGCCGCAGAGGTCATGCTCCTGATGGCAAAGGCTGATATTGACGTGCTGCTCGCCTTTGTGCAGCGCATCGTAAAGCCGTTCGAAGACCCGATGGGTCAGCGCATCCCGTTCCTTCACCCTAACGGCGATGAGGAGGACGTCTGCCCCGTGTGTGGCGCCGAGGTCGAATATCAGGGCGACCGTGACATCGACTACAACGATGGTACGGAGGTGAGCTGGGAATGCCCCGTCTGCAAGGCGTTCGGCAAGGCTCTGTACCACGACACCTTCCTCCAGCACAAAGCTGTGATGGATGGGAATGGCGATTGCGTACACGACCGCGTCTGAGCCTCCACGTTCTTTCTCAGAAAGGAGGAAAGACATGACAAAAAACTTTAAGGCGGTCATCGAAACGCTGAGTGAGGTCGGCTACTATCTTGCCTTTTGCTTTCTTGTTGCAACCAAGACTGTCAAAATACCTTTCAAAAAACTCGCTTCCGCTGCGGAGGCGAACATTAAGGGCATTGGCATATGGCTGGAGCACGCGGAAAGAGAGGCTTACCTCGCTCGCAATCAGTCTACCCCGCTTGAAGAACTGATTCAGAATCTGGAGAGCGAAATTCTTCGTGTTACTTATTTTTGCCTTGACCCTCGTATTCGCGAGGTATTCAAGAAAACAGATATTGCGAAGATTACTGAACTCATTAAAGCCAATGGCTCCAATATGGATGACCTCGATGCCTTGAGGCCGGTAAAAGGTGTGTTTGAGACCTATGTTTCCTTGCTTTATCAGCAGGATGAGACGCTCGGCATTGACCTCTTTGCCTCTCCCCCTATCGGGAGCTGCTGTATCCGCTTCAATGGAGGTTTTCAGGATTTCATTGCGTTCAAGAGTGAGGAGAAAGCAAGGTCTTTTGCTGAAGCAAGTGGACTGGAAGAACCGTTCATTTCCTTATTCAAAGTGGCCGTCTGCTGGCAACCGTTGGACGGAGGTGTTTCAGCATGATGGGCAACGTTGTGAGTAACCGAATCCGAAACGCTCGCAAAGCACTTGGTATTTCACAGGTAGAGCTGGCGAAGAGCTGCGATGTCACCTCTCAAACCGTCTACAAGTACGAGGCGGGCAGAGTGGAAAATATCCCTCTCAACACTCTGGAGCGTTTTGCTGCCGTTCTGGGTGTCTCCCCCGCTTATTTAGCGGGGTGGACGGATGCCACATCAGGCGCGAGCAAGATGGACGTGCAGGTGAAGAGCCCTACACTTCTCTGCGCGGCCTGTCCCATTTGCGGGAGCGTGAAGTTCGGTCCGAAACACGACAATGTGTACGGTCCGGAGGTGTGTTGCTTCGATTGTGGAACCTCCTTCCGTCTCGACACGGAGCAGTTTCCACTGAAGACCGTTCGCATTGGTTTGTCGCTGCTGGTGTAACCGGCAGCTTTGAAAAAAGAAAGGAGAAAAAAATGACTATTACCCGTAAGATTCAGATTCCCGACACCAAAAACACCATCACCGTCGAAATCGAGTTGTCCTGCAGCGAGCTGGAGACCGCATATCGTGAACAGGAGCGATACTACCGGCTGATGGATGCGGAAGGCCAGCTCTGCACGTATCTGGGCTTCGACGTCAGCGACTTCGACCCTGATAACGAGGACGACGCCGAGAAGCTGGAGAGCTTCAAGGAAAAGTTCGGTGACACTGAGCCGATATCTCTGGTCGATGAGGAGTCTCCGAACTATGTGCTGAACGATATCGTTGCTCAGTTTGAGCACGATGCCGACTGCAACAATGACGTGAACTCCACTTGGCAGAACGCCGTCGAGGAAGTGCTGAACATCCTGCAGGCGCGTCTCTGCTACGAGGCGGTCAGTGGCGGTGATGAAGCATGAGCCTTCTGAGATTCCCTGAAAAGCGGTATCTCAAGAACGCCATTTATGGCACTGTCACGTTGCTGCCCATCGCGGTGGTAGGCCCGAAACCCTGTGTCGTCTCTGCGAGACTTTACCCGCATCGCTATGATGGTGCGGCGCTGTATCGTTATATCGTAGTGGATGCTGAGAACATCGGCATCATTTACGATGACGCGCAGGGCTATGGCTACAAGAGCGCTGAGGCCGCAAAAAGGGCGTTTTCACACAAGTACCACGGGATGTATCCCTCTAACTATGTGTGGCCGCCCGTGCGGGAGACAGAATTTTACGAATAACACACAAGCCCCTGCGTCCTCTCTTTTGAGGGGATGCAGGGGATGAAAGGAGCAAATCTATGATAAGGACAATCGAGATGCCTATTTTGCATCGTGAAATCGCGGAGTTCCTCGACCCTCGCATCCATGAGGCTGCGCCGGGAACTCCGTCGTTTGCACTGCATAGTTTTCGCATCGACGACCGCGAGTATGTGATGGACTGCCTGCCCACTACGGGACTCATGGCGGGCTACCGCATCGTCGAGACCGGCGAGCTGGTTTCAGCGCTGCAGTGCGACAAGGGTGTTTCTGAGGAAAAACAGATTTTCCATGCGTTGCTGTTTGCACCGTGTGCGAAATATCTGGCGACGAAGAACTGCGTGTCTTCCCTGCCTGACGGGTCGTATGGTGATATTGAGTGCTTCTATATCATCTACAAAAACCCTGAGGCACGATGCTGGCTGCCTCGCTGTGAGACTCCTGTCATCGGGGCCGGCAATGCCGAGCAGCGATTCACGACAGAAGTGCGGCTGAATACGATGGATGGCTTTGTAAGCTATCTGTATTTCGATTTCACAACCCGTGGCTCTTGCGGTACAAACTTCTTCAACTCCGTCTGCGAGAACATCCAGCGTATGCTGCGTGAGGACTGGGACGCTCTGGCTGCCACTGTACCCGCCGTTTCTTACGATGCGGGAAGTGAAATTCTGTCCATCCCCTTCTCGAACGTGAACGGCGATTACACTCTGATGGATTTCGAGAAGAAGTGGGCAGGGGTACACGAGCTCACCTCGCTGGTCACGTCGATTCGGCTGGTCAAGAACGACATCAAGCTGTATAACGACAGTCGGTTCGATGCACCGGAAGTGGAGGTCGTGCATGAGTAAGGCTGATGACCGCATATACGCAGTCAAAATCCAGCGGCCTATTGTGCCGCCTGATGCACCGTTTCTGGCGATGAGTAAGTGTGGCTGTATTCAACCGACGTTGCTACCAGTCACTGCGGAGCTCAAGAACCTGCTGGGAGAAAGGCTGAAAGTCTACTGCGACTGTAAGGTTGTGAACACAAAGCTCGTCATCCTGCGGGAACGCACGGGCGACGACTGGTGAAGAAAGGAGAAAAATTATGGGACGTAAAACGACTCGTTCCGCCGACGAAATCGCCATGAGCAAACAGAATATGTTCATCAGAACCGCTGAAAAGCGTGTTGGGCGTGTTCTGGACGGTCTGAATATGCTGGAGTGCCTGTCTACCCGTTATAGCGGATACTACACAGAAGAACAGGTCAATGCCATGTTCAGTGCCATCCGCAAGAAGGTGGATGAAGCCGAGAAGAGCTTCCGGACGAACGGGAAAACAAAGCTGTTTTCCTTTTCCGATGAATCCACTTCCTGCGGAGAGTTCAACCTCGAAGCCGGCGAGCGCATCGGTATCTCGTTGAAGGTCATCAATGACTGCAATATGAGCGTAGCGCCCAACAAGCTGGAAGTTGAGACCTTCCCTGACGGCAGCGAACCGACTTACTATGAGCTATTCAACAGCGAAGGTATGCTTTGCTGCTGTGATGGCGAGGTCGTCACTGTGGTACGCACCGGCGTCGATGAAAACGGCGTTGCGGTGGCGTGGCTGTATGCCACAGATTCCAACGGTGAGACTGGGCCTGAGTTTTCTCTGCCCATTGAAGCTCTGAAGGTCGGCGTGTTCCGCTGAAAATGAAAGGAGAAAAAAAGAATGAATCATTTTTGCTACAACTCTTTATTCGGGTTTTCTGAGAAGGAGCTGGAAAAGATGGAAAACAACCACCGTATCGTAGTTGATGGCGACCTCATCGACTCTGCAAAGGCATACGAAGACATTATGCAGAGTGATGTTTTTAGGCATATATCATGCCGATTTGTCCCGGAGGGCGATGTAAAAAATAAGAGGGGCATCAGAATATACGATAACGTTTTTCGGGCCTATGTAAAGGAACGCTGCTACGTGCTGCCTACTTCCGAGGCGAGCGACGTTTTCTTTGCCGAGGCCGAGAAGGGCTCTGTTGTGAATGTGACTGCCACGGAACTGGCGGAGCTCTATATCCGTGAACGGCTGCATCAGACCAAGGAAAAACTCATTCCTTTGTCTATGCTTGAGCTTCACCTCCTGCTGGTCATGGGCATCTGCAGCATAAAGGACGGCAAGCCGTTTGGCAAGGACGGAAAGTGGCTGAATGGCTACATCAATGTCTACAATGCTGCGACTTTCCCTGATTTGGTTTGCTACATCACCGGCAAGGATTGCAGAGTGGCGCCGTTTGCCTCGTACACATGGAACGAAATTCTCGCCGTGTGTGAAGGCAACAACAATCTGGCTGTTCGGGTATTCAACGCGCTGCGGGAGGATGCGACACACTCGTGGACTCCTGAGGGAATCGTTGCTTTCTTCACCGATTTAGGCATGGAGGACAGTGCCGGTGAGGATGACGACGAGGACAACCTCATCCACGTGGAGAAGCACTACGAGGTCTCTGACGGTCTGGCGAAGGCTCTCGGTTACGAGGGCGACCTGTTTGCCATGGACGTTGCGGATTTCAACCGCGTCTCTTCGCGGCTGAGGAACCTGCACTGCCTCGTCGAAGCCATCCCTGAAATCATCCATGACAGAGACTTCAGGCGTTTTACTTCAATGAACATGAACAGCTATTGGAACGTGCTTCTGAATTTGGCGCTGACCAATCTCATTGAGGACCTGCGTATCCATGCTATTGCGCGTCACTCCAGAACCGGTGTTACCATCGACGTCAATGGCGTTGCTCCGAAAGAGGCTATTTAAGATTTGATGTGGGGAACCCACAAAAGGTCTAATAGCCACACGAGCAACTCCCCTGAGATTTTTCTCTCGGAAAAGCACTGATTTTCACACTAAGAAAAGCTCCTTCGGGGGCTTTTCTTTTTTTTGAAAATAGCGCGATGATAATTTGCTTTTCAAAGTCGAGATGAATGCACAACAGCTTGAAGGAAACGATTGACAAAATATTTGAATGTGGTAGTATAGTAGTATAATTACGAAGATATTTTTATAAGGAGCTTTGTCTCCGTTTTCAGTCACATTAAATATTCAAGACAGTTGTTCTCGCTTGGGAACGGCTGTCTTTTTATATATTCACTACATTTTTGTTCCCGTAAGCCCTTATCACAGGCTGGGAGAAAGGAGAAACAAATGGATTATCAGAAGGTACAGGAGCGTATGCAGCGCATCAAGGACACGCAGTTCGCCAAGCACCGCGCCCACATCCACAACCGTGGAGACATCGTCATTGTGGACTGGAAGCGAGACAACACGAATGCTTATGCTGTCCAGTACACGTTCTACAAGAACCACGTCTTCATCACCGGCGACCTCGGCGATGCTATTTTCAACTGCACGTGGCAAACGTGGACCACTGAGAAGCCCTACAAGAACGCACCGGTGGGATGTGGCCGGCCCAATAAGTTCAAGCCCATCTCCCTTGAGTATCTTGAGGAGAAGCTGGGCGCATTCAGGGAAAGCGATGTGTATGAGTTCTCCTCGGTGGAAGCCAAGGAAGAAATCAAGCACTACCGCGAGTACGTGTCTAAGGACCATAAGGACGACTTCAGGGACCTGCTGAAAGAGACGGAAAATTATCGTTTCTGCGATGAGTGGCGCAACTACATCATCTCCAACTACGACATGGTGGAGGGGATGTTCAGCGATTCCGAAGTCATCGCGGATATCATGGATGCCGGCAAAACGTTTGGCTGCCGCTACCTGAGTTGGGTGGCTGGTATCCAGATGATTGAGCAGGCTATCGCAGATGGCACTGCCATCTACGACCCTATCCGCGTGGAATCCAACCATCGCACTGCGGTAAGCCTTATTGCCGATGTCGGCAACGGGACTATCTCTGTGGAAGCGATTGACCCCTGCGAAAAGGGACTCCACACGGAGGTGTTTGTAAGCGTGCAGGATAAGGATGGGGCCAACCCACAGGATTTGGCCTACATCGGCCAGACCTACGAGCGTAACGAGGACAAGAACAGCGACGCTGATTTTGTCGCCAAGGACTCCATGACCGTGCGTGTGTGGACTGAGGCGGAGAACGAAGACTACACCAAGGAGTATGTCGTGGAGCGTTACCACGAGTCCGAGGACGACGCAGAAGCTGAAAAGTGAAAGGAGAAGAATCAATGAGCGCAAAAAGGACTGTCATTGAGCAAAAGTTCAAGAAGATGGAGGCCGAGGCAAAGCGCCTTGGTGTCATTCTCCTGACGAAACCGGAGACTTTCATCGACGACGACCACCTCGACTGCACGTGGTACGGAGGCTACATCGGTGGTTTCCAGTACAGCGGCTATGAGGTTTCCTTTGAGGTACAGGGAGATGTCTGCATCACCGGTGAGGTCAATGGCAATGATTTCTCCTATACCAACAGGTCAAACTCCGGTGCTATGGCTACCCACGCTTCCGATACCCTGCGTACTACCTTCAAGAGTGATGATGAACTCATGGAGGCTGTGCAGGACGGCGACATCGAGTACGAAAACAACAACTGGATTGAGGCATTTGTCAAAAAGCCTGATGGTAGTTGGAGTACGGCCTCTGAGGTCGCTGAAGACGACAACGTGCTGGATGTCTGTGCGGATATTTCCTGCTGGCTGGATTGGCTGAAGGCCAATTTCATCAAGGACGCTGCTGAGTAAAAGAAAGGAGAACTTCTATGGAAAAACGCATCAAAGTTCAGGCACAGGAGGCCACCCGCACCGGTTCCGTCCGGCGCTTCGATGACCTTGGCCGCATCGTCGTCCCCCGCGAGATTCGCAAGCTCATGGGGTGTGAGGAGGGCTCCCCCTTTGAAATCATCCCCATCGCTGAGGGCATCCTGTTGATTCCCTACAACCCCATCGAGACCTTCGGGAATCGCGTGGACGCTCTCCTGAGCGATGTTAAGGAGACCGAGAATTATCGTGGTATGCCCGACGAGGCCCGCGAAGCCGTCAAGACGAAGCTGCAAGAACTGGTGAAGGTCATGCGGGACTATCACGTTCGCGGCGTCGAGAAGGGCGGTGACGAGTAATGGTGGCTGGTAAGAAGAACTGGGTCTGTACGGACCCCGATTGCGTCCAGTTCCGCCGCGAGGCGCCGGAACACGGTCACAACGTCTTTGAGCTGGCACAGGTAAACCAATACGGCGCCGGCCTGTTCCGCGTCGCCCACGGTTTTGTCTATCTCGACAACGACTTAGACGGGCACGAGCGCGACTTGCTGTGCGAGCTGTACGACTGGGACGCGGAGATTATCAACAGCCCCGACTTCAACGCGATTTTGGCCGAGACGGTTTTCGAGACCTCTGCTACAGAGTATGACACATCGGAAGAGTACCAAACCTTCAAAGACGCAGCTCTGGCAGTTGGTCGGCTCATCGGCGTTGATGTGAGTGCTTACGTGGCGTAAAACGCAGAAAGGAGAGAACGAATATGGCAGAGAAGCTGTTCGGCACAAAAAGGCTCGATAAGTACGCCGAAAACGGCTACGAGAGCTGCGCTTTGAGCCAGCGTGAGGAGCAGGACGCCTTCTCCTTCTGGTGGCCGCTGGTAAAAGACTGTGGCATTCGCGTGCCGGAGACTGTTATCATCAAGGTGCCGGAAGAGCTGGATGAGGAGGGACGGAACGTTTTTCACAGGCACTTCTGCATGGAGCGTCCGGAGGACTACCCCGCCATAAGGAAGTGGGTCGATGATGTTGTCATCCCCACTCTCAACGCCTCTCCGCTGAAGGGACATCTGCTGTTCGTAAAGAACAGCCTGTACTCCAACAAGTTCGATGCGCGTACCTGTATGCCGGCACCTACTCCCAACGCACTGACCGATGCCATCATCGGCATTCAGTACAGTGAGTATGAGAATAAGATGTGGGGGCCTTACGGCGACACGGAGTTCGTGTTCCGCGACAGGATTCTGCATATGAGCAAAATGGTTCCGTGCATCTACGGTGGACTTCCTTTCCGAACTGAGTTCCGCGTGTTCTACGACTTCGACACCCACGAGGTCATCTTCACTGCGAACTACTGGGACTACGACTACCTCTATCCTCACCTTTATGACCGCACCGACCGAATTGTGTTCGATGCGATGAGGGATGAGATGCAGGAGAAGTTCGAGAAGTATCGCGGCGAGGTAGAATCGCTGGTAGCCGAGCATATGAAGAATGTGCAGGGTCTCAGCGGCCCGTGGTCTATCGACATTATGTTGAATGAGGGATTTTCTACGGAGCATTTCGAGAAGCCGAACGAGTTCTGGCTCATCGACATGGCTGTTGCGGAGCGTTCCGCCTACTGGGAGAAGCGCCCCTCGAAGCTGGCGCTGGAGACGGTGCCTGAGAAGGAGGACTGAGCCATGGGCGTCACGATAAGCTGCCGAAAGACCGGTCGGTCTATCGACCTTGGCGGCGGAGGTTTTTTCAATCTCCGTAACAAGGTCTCAGACCTTGTCGGCGACCCTTGGGCATCCCACTACCGCAAGCTGGAAGACATCTTCCGGAAGGCTTTTTCCATGAGCGATGAGGAACGCAGGCAGGCCTATAATGCCTTCGATGCTGAGACCGAACGGCTTCTCGCCGAGAAAAAGGTCAGCTTCAAGGTCGTAGACTTTCTGCTTCAGCCAGACTGTGAGGGTCTTATCCGCTACGGTGCCTGCAAGGAGCTGCTGAAAATCATCGGAGATTACGACGACAACGTTCTGTACGGCTACATTGGCCGTCCGGATTGCGCCAAGTTCCGAGATTTCAAAGCCATCCTGCAGGATTGTGCCGACAACAAGTGCGATATGATATGGAGTTGAGGGCTGGTTTCCAGCCCTCTCCCCTGCCCTGTTTACCAAGAAAGGAGAAAAACATGAGAAAAAAGAACGAACACAAGCCCCTGACCGTCAAGGAAATCGTCTTCGGTGCTAAGGAGATGATGAAGAGCGTTGCGCGAGCTGATGACGAGGTTCTCAATCTGCTGAATCAGTTTGAGCGGAATGCTTCCAGCATCCGTACCACTGCAGCGGATGAAGAGTTGGTCTATTCCAACTTCGACATCCATGTTGACTGCGTTCATGGCAGTAACGAAGGGTACTACGCTGACATCGTTTTGGATGGGCGATGGATGCCGTCTCAGAAGGCCGGTACGCGGGAGCGTATGGAAATCTATTCCGTCAGAACGATGGATGACAGCATGAGCGGATGCATGAAGGCCGCACAGTACGCCGCGTGCCTCGCATTTTTCGTCCAGAAGTTCATTGATAGCAATATGGACCGGTTCGCAGCATCCAATGACAATTTTGTGGATGCGCGATATGTGTCTATTTGGGATGGTGGGCGCACCGAATGCTCCTCCGAGTGTGTCGTTGACCTGCTCAAGCATGAAGTTGTCTCTATCACCCCCTGCGAAACCTTGGACGCAGCGGAAGTGGAAGTCCTCGACGCCGAGCGCGTCATCGTTCCCGATGCCTATGCGGACAACGGGTGGAGGATTTACCCCGTCTATGTGCGAGGCGAAGAGCCTTCCTCGCAGGAGGCAGACCGAAACACATACTTCCTTCGAGACTAATTTTTCAACACAAACAGGAGGGGCGGAAGCTCCTCCTGCTTTTCGAAAAATAAGTGTGCTGGAAAAGCGGCGTGGTCAAGGTAAAACAACCTTGCGCTCAAAGGGACCATAGTCTATAATAGCTTTAAGGAGGGGTGGACTGTGAATGTGCGAGAATACGCGAAAAGCGTTGGTTTCACTGTCGTTGGCAAGCTGAGAAGAATGCCAGATGTCCATTACGGTATGGACGATAATCGAAAATATCCCGTTTGGATTGATGAGGCCGGCAACGAGTATTGCGGCAGCTATAGTAAGGATGGCTGCTTTTGCATCATCACTTCCGACGGAAGTGTCATTTGAACCAAAAGAGGAGCCCACGGCTCCTCTTTTTTTGTGGGAAATCTTTACCTGCCCACAAAAACTTTTACAGCTACCCGTGCATCCTCTAAAGTTTTATGTGGGAAAGTCTGCAAATCCCACAGAAAAGTTGGGAGAAGTCGCTCAGTCGAAATAAGGGTTGAAAAGAAAAATCCCACACAAAACTTTGGATAGCCTTTCGCGCAAAAGGAATTGACAAAATAATGAAACGTGGTAGTATAGTAGTATAATTACGAAGATATTTTTATAAGGAGATTTATCTCCGTTTTTCAAGTCACATCATTTATAAAAGACAGTTATTCCTTCATGTGGAGTAACTGTCTTTTTCATATATATTACCTCTTAAATTTCGTGTGAGCATAAGTTTCCTGACCGTTTTGAGACGGAAGGCGGCTCAAGAAAGGAGAAAAAAATCATGGAAAGAGCTATCAACAGAGAGCAGGACAACTACCGCTTTGTCACGAGTGTGGAGAGCGAGCTTCTGCAGGAAGTTCAGGAGATGGAGCAGAACAGCCGCTGGCTGCCCGGTGTTCCATCCAAGAGCATCCACGTAGTTCCGCTGGAGCCCATTGAGGTTCCCATTGTGGTGCAGAAAATCGCTGACGACCCCATGCTGACCCGCAAGGTGACGCTGGATGCGGCGATGGAAGCCGCTGACCCCAGCATGGGTTCCCACTTCATTGTGACCAACGAGCCCAACGCATGGGTACTGCGCGACACCGCCATCGGTTCCCTGCATAACACCGCGAAGCTGTTCGGCTCCGCATTCTCCCGTATGACGCCCTACTGCTCCGCAGAGGTGCTGAACAACGGGCTTCGTGCGGCGCCGGATAAGAGCCTGACACTTCTTCTGGAGCGTTATGGACGCATCGCGGCCCTGCATTCCGATAACGGCGGCGGCTACCGCGTTATGCCCATCTCCGAGCTTCTGACAGCAACCATCCGGAAGCTGAACGACAGGTTCGGTAAGGTGGAATTCCTCGGCGGAGAGAACAGCCACAGCGCCACGGTATGTATGTGGGCGCTGCCTGACAAGCAGGATGAAATGCTGACTATCTATGAGGATGCACTGGACGCACACGGCATTACATCAGTTCATTCTATGAACATGATGCCGGTCGTCAAGTTCTTTTCCTCTGATACCGGCAATAGCTGCGCCACGGCAGTACCCTATTTCCAGAAGCCAGCCGGCAACTGTGTTCGCTTCACTGATGGTATTGCTGTCAAGCATACCAGAAGCAGCAACGGTAAGGACGGAGTTCCCGCCTTTGAGGAGGCGTTGGACGGTCTGTATGCACAGTTCATCGACATGACCGAGGCGCTGGACAAGTTGACCAGCGTGCAGGTCGAGCACCCTGAAAATGTGCTTATCGGCTTTGCAAACAAGCTGGGGCTGCCTAAAAAGTATGCTGACGAGGCCAGAAAGGACCTTGCCAGACTGACTGCGGGTATGCCCTTTGTCCCCATGCACGACGTATATCTGTCCATGTCGGACATCCCCTTCTACGCCAAGGAAGCCGGTGCTTCCCAGACGACCATCACGAATCTGGAGGAGCAGGTGGCGAAAATCCTTCACATGGATAAGGAGTGGGCAAAGTACGACGTTGGCGGCACCGTCGAATGGGGGCGTCAGAGCTACACCTTCCAGCAGGCATCGTAAAGAAAGGAGAAAAAGAAATGAGCATTTATGCCAACAACGACTTTTCCTCTCAGGAGGTTTCCTCCTTCAAGTGTCTTTTTTCCAAGTTCTGCCGCCAGCAGATTAACGAGGAAAACTGCACGGACAGCGACTGCGTTGACTGCTGTGTCAACGCGGCATATGAAAAGATGTTCGAGAAGGAGGGCGGCACCGATGAGTAACATTTGCTTTGGAGACGTCGTTCTGAGCCGGGATGGGAGCGCAAAAGGGACCGTAGTTGGGCTTTCTGTCCGCTACTGTGCTGCGTGTGGGCGCGTCAGTCCTTGCGCCAATGTGCGCTGGGAGGATGGTAAACTTACCAAGCCCTGCACACGTGGCACTATGAAGCTCGTAAAGCGAAGTGAGGAGGGAGCTGTATGGCAACTGACCTGAGAACAACTGTTGCTCCTCAGGTGGAAGCCAACCTTCCCTTTCCCCGCTGCATTGCCGTTGATTTTGATGGCACGCTGTTCGTCACGGACTTTCCCCACATCTACGAACCCAAGTGGGATGTCATCAACCGTGCAAAGGCAGAACAGGCCGCTGGCACTGTTCTTATCCTTTGGACCTGCCGGCACGGGGAGCCTCTCAATGAGGCTCTCCGCGCCTGCGCGGAGGTTGGGTTGACCTTCGATTACGTGAACGAGGCCGAGCCTCTTCGTGTTGCCTATTTTGGCGGCGATGCACGCAAAATCGGCGCTGACGAATACTGGGACGACAGGGCGGTTCAAATTGCCTGAGCTGCCATTCTGAGAAAGGAGAAAAAACATGAAGGTAAGCGAGCTTATCGCCGCATTTGACGAGAAATACGCGGCTGCTGAAGAAGAACGAAGGCATCTTATCGCTGAGGGGCGTAAGAAGGATGCGAATAACATCAAGAGTCCTTTCTGGCTCAATGAGGTTATCGTCCCCTTAGCGGAGTATATCTCCAACAGAAAGGGCAAGAAGCCTTACATCTTAGGCCCTTATGGTATTGGTTCTAAGGTGAGTATTACCCTACACAGCCCCTTCGACGAGGATGGCTGCCGACTGATAGACTTCACCGACGTGGAATCGCTCACGGTCGAGCCGTGCTTCGAGACCACTGAGGACGGCTCTATCGCGCTGCATTTTCGCTATGAAACCGGCGAGGTGGACACCACCTACCCGGAAGGTTCTCTCGGCGCTTATAACGAGCTGAACCGTGTTACAGAACCCTTGCCCGACGAACCGGACGAGATTTCTAAACTGTTCACGCCCCTGAACTTCAAGACAAAATAAAGAAAGGAGAAAAATGAGTATGGCTTCGATTTTTGAAGTGTTCGGGAACGGGAACACACCCGTCCGTGTCGAGCGCGATGGTGTTATGCTTTACGTTCCGTTCCGCGAGCTGAGGGGCGGTGACAAGGTTTGCCACCGTCTTCCCGATAAGCGCGAGATGTCTTTCACTGTTGATGTAGATGGTGACGCACATCTCTGCGACGATACTGACAATGGCGAGGAGCTGTATGTTGTCTATGACGAAAATGGTGATGGATACTACGCGGATATGATTACGAGAGTCACGAAGGTCATCAACGCGGTGGACCGAGATGGGCTGAATGTGGATATCACCACAATGGTGTTTTCCATCCCCTACGAGGATTTCGACCTCGAAAGGGCCATTCGTGACGCCGCTGTCGAATTCTGCCACACGAAGGACGGCTTGGATATGTACGAGCACAACTGTGGAGAATTCAACTACGGCGATTTCCTCAACGTCCCCGACGAAATCTGTACGAGGCACGGCTTCGAGCTGATGAGCTTCACGTATGGTGTGTCTGAAGTCGTTGACTTCAATACCACGTTGGTCTTTTCCGACGACGTCTATGACGCCGACGAGGACGATGAGGACGGTGATGGCCAGTGAAAGTCGTATATCTGCTGTTTCATAAGGACAGCAAACGTCCCACAATGGTTTCCTTCACTCCCAACGGCATGAAGCGTCATATCACAAAGATGATTCGCACGGGCTCTATGGAATACTGTGATGGCTCCAAAGCGGCACAAATCCGTCGCCTCCGCGATGATTTTATGAGCACCGACCCCATCAGTACCGTAAATAAGCGGTTTAAGAACAAGTGGAGCATTGAAGCGTATATGGAGGGCGCGGTGCGGCGTTAGCCGCACCCTACCCTCACACATAGAAAGGAGAAAACGAAAAATGTATTTTGAGTGCAATCTCCCCACGGCGGTTCCCATGTGGATGGACCCGCGTGCTGCAATCCCGTTCATCAACACCATGGCTGCCATCCGGCAGCGCATGGAGGTATTGGAGGCGGCGAAGGACCTCTGCGTCGCTGCTCTGTTGCCGGTTGAGTCGTTCGCGGAAACCGCAGCGGATGTGTTCAAGAGGATGCAGGCAGAGAATGGCGACTTTGACGCTTTGACGCCGGAGGAGCTGCGCGATGCCGTTCTCTTCGAGAGCAATCTCTACGGCAAAACGAAGCCTCTGCCCCAGCCCCGTATGGAGTGGCCCAACGCGGAGACCGTCGTTGACTGCCGCTTTGTTTCCGCCCATGAATGGGAGGCTATCCGTCATCTCGGCATTGGCGGTTCTGATGCGGCTGTGATTATGGGCTCGTCCCACTATCGCACGCAGACGGAGTTGTACCATGACAAGGTTGGAAATCCCAACCTGAAACGGGAGGATAGCAACAGCTCCGTGTTTGTTCGTGGTCACTTCTTGGAAGATGTAGTCGTGAATACGTTTTGTGCGCTTACCGGCGCCAAGCGCATCCCCGAATACAGAATGTTCCGCAGTAAGGAGTTTCCTTGTGTTACGGCGAACATTGACGCCATCGTGGAGCTGAACAACGAGTTGTTCGTCTTCGAAGCGAAAACGACCAAGGAGCAGAACTTCGCGGCGTGGGTCAACAACAAAGTCCCGCCCCAGTATATCCCCCAGATGCGGCAGTATCCCGCTGTTTTGAACGACGAGCGCATCAAGGGTACGTTTATCGGCGCCATCCTGACGCACGATTACGAGGCTGGAGACCTGTATATGGGCTCCTCCTATGACCTGTCTGAGTTCAAGCGGCGGTTTATGCCCCGTGATGCGGAAGCAGAGCACGACCAGCTTGAGGCTGAGGCAGACTGGTGGGAAACTTACGTTGAGAACAACAGCGTTCCCCAGTATACCGGTGACATGGAGAAGGAAATTCAGGTACTCAACGGACTGGCTTCCACTGTTGGAAAGGCCGCCGTTACGCGCACGCTTCCCGATGACCTCGCCGGTAAGGTCTCTGAATGGCTGGAGCTGTCTGAGCAGTCTTCCCTGCTGGATAAGCAGAAAAAGGCTCTTGACGAAAAGCGAAAGTCTGCATCCTTGCCTCTTATTGAGGCACTGGGTCCCGACATGGATACAGGACTCATCACCATCAACGACGAGACATACGAGGTCAAGAACAGTCCTCGTAAGGGCACGGAGATTAAGCGTGATGTTCTGGATTTGCTCATTGACACGCTCTACGGAACAAACCCCGATTTGGCGGAAAAGTTCCGCGACTGTATCGTGGACATCCCGTGTAAAACGCGGACGTTCAGCATTAAGAAGAGCAAGATGAATCCCGCATAATCCCATTCAGGTAAAGTAGTTTTTTCAAAAGAAATAAATTATAAAGGAGGCCGGCGACATGGCAACTATAATCCCATTCGCCGCCTCCCCTGAAGGGAGCGCGTGCGTGATGAGCAAGAATCTTGAAACAATCACCTGCGTTCCTATCTATCGACTGTACGAAAAGGATGGCTGGAAGGTCATTAAGTGCCAAAACACACAAACAGACGTTACATTTGTCGCCACCGGCGATGGTCTTCCCTATGCGGAGGACCGTAATGTAAACCGGAACACGGTCATTACAATGACCGGATACTGGTCTGTTGGAAATAAGTACGGCTCATCCTTCAAGGTCGAATCCTTTGAGTACCAGTTCAAGAAAACCAAGGACGCCACAATATCGTACCTATCGAGCCTGCGCTGCGGGTTCGGTCCCGCTGCTTCCGAGGCAGTATGGAAGACCTTCGGGGATATGACGTGGGATATACTGGACACCCAACCTGAACGGCTGATTGGTGTAAAGTATGGACGGCGCACTGTATCCAAGAAGATGGTCAACAGACTGAAGGTGGCTCTGAGCGAGACGAAGAAAGAGCGCGAAGTCACAAGGCTTCTTCGCAATGCGAACCTCTCTCTTCGGAAGGTACAAACACTACTCAAGGCGTTCCCGGACGAGGATGTGGTGGAAATCCTGAAGCACGACACTTACCGTGTCTGCGAGGTAAAGGGGTTTTCCTTCGATATGGTAGACAGCTTCGCTCTGGAACAGGGCGTCGCTATCGACAATCCGGCTCGTCTACGGGAGGCGCTGCGATACACTTTGGACTTGGCGGCTTCCGCCGGTCATATGTGTGTCCCCGTGTCTGAATTGCCTTCCTTGATGGCAAGGGTGGCCAATAAAAATGTTCGAAGCAAAGGCATCACTGAGGAGGTCTGTAAAAAGGCCATCAACAGTGGATGCCAGCGCAGGGACATTCGCATGGCCGGACCCATGCTCTACTCCGCCAGCCGCTTTGAGCAGGAATACGGCATCAGCCGCCACATCAAACGGCTCATGCGGAGTCATAAGCCCATCTCCACGGAGCGCATCAACAGGGCACTGAAGGAGTATCAGGAGGACAACGACATCACCCTCGCTGAAAAGCAGAAAGAGGCCGTGATAAGCTGTTTCCAGAACCCTGTGAGCATCATTACCGGTGGACCGGGTACAGGTAAAACGACTGTTACAAAAGCTGTTTTGTATGTGCATAAGGCTATTTACGGAGAGGATAACTCCCTCCCCTGTCTGCTGGCACCTACAGGCCGCGCTGCACGCCGTATGACGGAGCAGACCGGCGTAGAGGCATCTACCATTCACTCCGCTATTGGTTTGCGTGGTGATGACTGTGTGGGCGGCACAGATTGTGACGGACCACTGTTTGGGAACATCTTTATCATTGACGAGTGTTCCATGATGGATTCTTTTGTGGCATATAACCTGCTGCAGAAGATTCCGGGCAGAACACAGGTTGTCTTTGTTGGCGACCCTGAACAGTTGCCCTCCGTCGGCGCCGGTAATGTCCTGTACGAAATGATTCGCAGCGGCGTGGTGCCTATCACAAAGCTGGACGTTATCTATCGTCAGGCCAAAGGAAACCCCATCGTGGAGAACGCACAGAAGATGCAAATGGGGGATGTGAACCTGCATTTTGCGAGAAAACAGTTTATGTTCATGGAAGATAACACCGGAGACCCCGCCGTTATTGAGAACGCTGTATGCGAACTCTACCAGCGGGCTATCATTTCAAAAGGTGCTTCCAATGTAGCCCTTCTTTGTCCCTATCGGCACAAGAGTGCATTGAATGTAAACCGATTCAACAAGCTGCTGCAGGAACGTATCAATCCCCAAGGTCCTACAAAGAACTTTGCAATCTTCAATAACAAGTTGTTCCGTGAGGGCGACAGAGTGATGCAGACGAAAAACACCGATTTTGCCAAGAATGGCGACATCGGCGTGATTCACTCCATCTCCTTTGAATCCGCCAAGGACGACCCGACAAAAAAGGTAGACGTCGTGACGATTGAGTTTAACGACGACGGACATCAGCTCCGTTACGATGCAGAGCAGATGGAAAACATTGACTTGGCCTACTGTACTACAGTACACAAGAGCCAAGGAAGTGAATATTCCATCGTTATCATGGTCGTATCTCCCGAACACAAAGCCATGCTGCGTCGGAATCTGGTATATACCGGCATTACCCGCGCAAAGGACTGTGTTATCATGGTCGGAAAAGCCGAAGCCTTGAAAAAGGCTATCCTGAACAACAAAACTGACAAGCGTTATACGCTGCTTGGTGACTGGCTCTACACTGAGTTGCACGAGTCTGACGCCGACACAAACAAAAAGCAGGGTGCATAGCACCCTGCTTTTTCTTATTTGAAATTATTTAGGTGTTAATGATGGCAAACACTTCATCGGGTTTCACCGTGCGAAGCATATCTTCCGGCAGCCCGTATGTACGATAGGCTCGCTCGATGTTTCGCCTGTGTTCCTCCTGTGTTATGGGCGGACGCTGCTGAAGCTCTCGCATAACGGAGAGTATCTTCATGCTGAGTCCATGCCCAAGCCCCACCTGCCTGAAGCCCTTTACCTCACCATACTTCGTGTCCACAGACATGATGAGAAGTCCAAGCCCGTCACCGTCATCGAGTTGTATGTCAAAGGAGGGCAGCGAGGCATCAATACGCGGCTCAAATGGCGTATCCATCCACGGTCCGCCTCCGAAGGAGAACAAGAAGAATGGTGTATCCATGACCACAGTGAAAGCCGCCAGTAAATCTCCGTATATAAAGGCGTCGTTCTCTTCCTTTCTCATTTCAGGGAAGCCGACAACGAGCTTCCATCCTATCGAGGAATCAAAGGACATCCGAATCATAATCTCGTTGGTGGCGAGCTCTTTTATCTTATCGCCAACCGAAATACGCTCATAATAGCCCATACAAAAGCCCCCTCTCTATCTTACCATAAAGTATATCAGAAGAATTTCACACGTGCAATAACCACAGGGAAAATCCTCATTTTTTCTCGCCTTGTCCTGTTGACAAAATAATGAAACGTGGTAGTATAGTAGTATAATTACGAAGATATTTTTATAAGGAGATTTATCTCCGTTTCAAGACACCATCATTTATCAAAGACAGTTATCCTTTTTGAAGGATAGCTGTCTTTTTTAATATAAAAAACTACATCAATAACCAAATCCCAACCTCACAAAAACAAAACATTTTTGGGATTTGGTCCGCCTTCGTGCGGAAGAAAGGAGAAAATTATGTCTTATCAGAACAACAACGGTGGTATGCAGCAGGCTCCTCAGTATGGGTATCCTCAGGCGCAGGGCCAGTACCCTCCGGCACAGCCCCAGTACGGTGCGCCTCAGGGTCAGCCCGCCTATGGCTACCCTCAGCAGCAGATGCAGGGTTATCCCCAGCAGGGAGTCTATCCCCAGCAGCAGGGTCAGCCCGCTCCTGCGCCTCAGCAGCCGGCTGCACCGCAGAACGGTCAGCAGCAGGGCCGAAAGTTCTACACGACCGCCCACTTCATCAGTGCCGTGAACAGCAACGGCGAACCCTATATCTATACCGATATTGAGGGTGCTGTCACTCGCTGCTCCGGTCTGAAGCACACGGCGGAGGGCAAGGCCTACGTCAACTTCTCCATCCCCATCCAGAACAGGAAGAGCAATCTGGACTATGCGTTTGGCGAGGGGACTCTCGTGGAGAACGAGAAGAACGTCGTGTGGGCCAACTGCACCATGTGGGAGAAGACCGCCGAGCGGTTCATGCGTATGGTGACGGCGGAAAACGGCAACTACGCCAATCCTGTGCTGTGGCTGTCCGGTTCCGCGAAGATTCAGCAGTATACGCGCAAGGATGGTACTCCCGGCAGAAGCCTGAGCATCTCTGTCAGCGACTTCCACTTCATCCGCAACCGGAGCGGCTCCTGCATGGACCCCAATGCCCAGCAGCAGGCTCCTCAGGGCTACCAGTCTTCCTTCGGCGCCCCCGCTGCCAATGGTGCCCCTGCGTATCCGCAGTCCGCGCCGCAGCAGGCTCCTCAGGGCGGCTATCCTCCCCAGCAGGCTATGCCTCAGCAGGGTCAGCCGAACATGACCTACGGCCAGCCCGCTCCCAACGGCTTCTATGAGCTGAACGATGTGGATGACAGCGACCTGCCGTTCTAAGCCATCTGATTTCCCCGCAAAATTTCTGTAAGGCAAGTGAAGGGTGGGGTCTCGAATCGTATCGAGACCCCACTTTTCGCCTAAAGGCTTTTTTAAGAAAGGAGAAATGGATATGAGACTTACAAGTGAAGAACATCAGAAACTGAGAAGTAATCTTCAGAAAATCGAAGACTACATCGTGTCTGAGATTTGCCCCCATATGTGCGGCACAAGCGTGACGGTAGATTTCGGCGAAGAGAAGAGGTACTGCGGTGATAAAAATGGGATTGAGAACAAATACCATATCACGGTCACGGATAAATCCGTCAGTGGCCGAACCGGATACCTTGGGCTCGCCATTGTCAAAAAGGATAACGACAGCGGCTCCTCTTTCGATACCTACGTTGAAGCGGGTATGGCGCTGCTGCGTGAGTGGCCGCGCATTAAGGAGGCACTGCGAGCGCATCTTGTCAAGGTTAGCTTGAACAAAAGCGTTCTCGACACATTCGCCGTTTGAAGGAAAGGAGTTTTAAGGTATGGACCTGAAATTTGCACTTGCTACAGTTAAGCGTGACTGGCCCGCTGAATGTGTTGACGTGCGCTTCACTTTTGAGCGCATGGACAACTCCTACGCTACTGTCACTGCGGACGCCAAGGCACTCTATAAGGACTGGTTCTCCGACTGCAGGATGTGCCCTGAGAACGGAGAGTATGTCCACGGCGTGACCATCGGTACTCCTGACGGCAAGGTCTATCTGGTGGATAACATTGAGCTGACCTTCGAAGAGCTGATGGAAGCACTGAAGACGGTTTTCTTCAAGGGGCCTTCCGTCGCTGACCTCAGCGACGATGGCGTTTTCCGCTGCTGTATCTGCGGAGAGGAGCTGGTGTGTAACGATGCCGGCGAAATGCCCTCTCTTTGCCCAAACTGTGGCGTGATGGTGGAATACCCGACGCCATGTATCGAGATGGAGGGGGTGTGAGGCATGGGTAGTTTCTCTTGGCTGTTTGCCGACACGAACAACACCAAAAACCTCCGTGCCAACCGCAGGGGTTACGTTGCGTGTCCCGACGGGACATTCATCTGCGAACCATGCTATGAAACCTACGGTATCTTCGACGGCAAGGATGTCTACGACTTGGTCGTAGATTGGAACCGTAAGTTTATCGCCGAAAACCCTGACCACCTGCTTCCCCACGTCCACTGCTGGACGAAAGATGGTGCTTTGGTAAGAACGACCTATCGGCTGAAGGATTTCCCATGGTATCCTGTCGTCGCCGACCTGTCGATTCCCTTCGAAGACCTCCATGATGCGCTCATTGCACATCTCAAGAAGGAGCTTGGCGATAAGTTCGCGCCCTACAGAACGGAAATCCGCAACATCGGCATTGACATTGCGTGCTATGACGAGGATAACGCCTCTCTCCCCTATCCCATCAAGATTACCAGCAAGAAGACAGGTATTTGCTATGAGGAACTTCCTCCGAGTAAATGGGACCCTGAACAGGGACTCTGCGAGTACCGTCCGAGGTATGTATGATGGCCGGACGTCCTAAGAGCATTGTCACGCAAGCAATGGTCGCGTCGGTGAAGAAGCGGCTGAAGGGTGCGAAAAAAGGCTGCACAGTATCCGTTTCCGAGGGTACGTGGCTGCACTTTGGCTCAGTTGGTATCACTCTTCACAAGGTTGGTGAGCTTAATCTCACAAGGACGAAGCACGTCAACCGGTGGCAGGAAAAAACAATAAAGCAAATCAATGAAGAACTCCACAATTCACCGTGGAGACCGTAATTGCGGTGGAGGACGACATGGAAAAGACCTACATTCCAAGCGAAGACGTAAAATCAATGGTCGTCCGCCTTCAGCGGTCCGGTGCTGCCTCCGGCAGCACTGAACTGCTGGCCGCAGCGGAGATGCTTTCTTCCCTGCTTCGTGAGCGTGAACTCGCCGTACATTGCATTGATGAGGTGTTTAAGGCAGTTGCTGATTTGCCACAGCACCCTGCTGATGCATACTTCAGTATTTTGCGCTTTCGCAAAGAAACAGGACGCCACAAAACACTCATTTGAAAGGAGAACCTACAGATGTATAACCCCTGTCACAACTGCCCGCGCCCTAATGTGGTGCGTGTAAATGAGGGCGGAAAGCCATTCTTCCCTGAGAAGAACGAGGACTACTACGACCCTCTTGTTTGTCCGCAGATGTGTACCTGTGGAGCGACCCGTGAGAAGGCAGAGCTGCTGGAGCAGAAGTTCCACACCGTCAGCCGCACCTGAAAGGTCGCAAAAAAAGAAAGGAGAAACGAATCATGGGCAAAGGTAATGTTTCTGTTCATGGACCTTACGAGGCCGTCTACTACATTTCCAACAGCTTCCTTCATGTCTATCGAGAGGATGAGCCCTATAAAGAGGAACCGGAAGTTCGTCTGCTGAATGATATCCCCTGCTGTGAACTGGACACCTGCCGGTGGCTGTTCGATGAGGAGGGCTCTATGAACGAGGAGGCCGATGTGTTGGAGTGTATCGTTGATACACTGGGACACCGCTTCCGCAGCATGAAGCCTGTGTTGGGCGAAAAGTGGGTTTCCAGAACACAGCGGGTGATTATGGAAAACGAGCTTTTCGCCATCGCGGTCGAGGACAACGAGAACTCTCTTGCCGTTGAACTTCTTCAGAAGGAAGTAAAGTATGACGAAAGAATTCTCGGCTTCCAGAAACGGCATTTCGAGCGTTATAGAGACGCTTTGAGGGATGCTATGCTGGAGAGAGTCCCCGAAATCAGCTTCCCGACAAGCGCATGGACTTCCGGTACTATCAGGGCTGAGGACTTCATCAAGAAAGGAGAATAACTATGGGTTACAACTACCCCCCTGAATTCGAGAGGATTCAAAAGCTGCACGAGCGTGCTGAAGCTGCGTTGATAGCTATTTCCGGACAGTTTGAAAAGGGAGCTTGTCACGATGACGTCTGCCAAGCTGCCCTCGATGACTATGACGCCTTCTCCCGCACTGTCGAGCAGTCTAACAATGGCGACCCCGACAGATTGGAAGACTTCATTAAATGGGCAGCAGCTCAGGCACTCGCAAAGTACACGGCGCACGGCGGGGACTACCGCCCTACGGTAGAGGACCCTGCCGGCACAACTCCCGATAAGGAGTATGAGTCTAAGGCCATCGCGTTCATTGGCGCACTTGTCAGTACGGGACGCAAAGGCATCAGAGACCTTGTGCTGTGGCTGCTGGAGAAGACGGATTTCTTCACGGCGCCCGCAAGTGCTAAGTATCACTCAAGCTACTGCGGCGGGCTTCTGGACCACTCAGTCAACGTATTTATGCGTCTGAACGACACATACTTCACGGAAATTGAGCGGAATGGAAAGATGCTTTCCGAGGGGGAGAGGAAGATGGTCAATGATAGCATTGCCATCTCCGCACTTCTTCACGATATCTGCAAGGCCGATTTCTATAAATGGGACAGCAGAAATGTGAAGGACCCCAAAACCGGACAGTGGAAGAAGGTTCCTTGGATTTCCTATGACGAGAAGCTCCCGTTCGGCAGCCACGGCGATAAATCTGTGTTTCTTGCAGAACGCTATATTCGCCTGACGATGCCGGAGGCTTTTGCAATCCGTTTCCACATGGGAGAGTATTCCACAGATAAGAATACCTCAGCGGCCTTTACGCGCTATCCTCTGGCTTTTCTTCTGCATCGCGCAGATGAAACAGCTACATATATCGACGAGAACCTGCTTCTGCAGGGTATCTCCGACGACGGAGGAAATGTGTAATGGCCGGGTATTCCGGCTACTCGATGAGCAACAACGCTGTGGATGCTTATGAATCTGGCGAAAAACCGCGCTCCAAGTGGACCAAAGCAGCCATACTGAACGCAATCGAGGCCGAGGTTTTGAACGGAACGCTGTCTCTTCAATGCAACATTGAAAAGCTCAAGCAAGCCCCGCTTTCTTTCTTGCGGACAAAGGTTCTGCAGTATGCGTCATGGCACCATACGAGCAAGTATTTCAACGGAACCGACTTCTACTCTTTAGATATTGATTATCTTGCTTCTCTTACAGACAAGAGAATCAATGAGGACGTTGAAAGATGCAGGAAGGAACAGTCTCAGGCGAAGAACCACCGAACCGTTCCTGAAAGATGGCTTTGTTCTTTCTTGGTGTGGGGCGGAACTCGAAACCATCCCAGTTCAAAACGATACGTTGAAGAAGGCATTATTATCGGCGATTTTTTCCATAGAGCAGATGGCAGTCGAAAGAAGGTCTCTGCAAATGGCTTTCAACGCATCAAACGTTTGGATGAGACGGAGGACGAGTCAATTTAGAACCGCAAAATACAAAAAAAGACCACCTTACGGTGGTCTTTTTTTACGTGGACGGCTTATTGGTGGAAATGGGAACATCCTCTACCCCTGCAACCTTTTTCATGTTGCTCCATTTGTGTTCGCTTTCTCCTATGAGTTTTGCGATTGTGTTCCATGTTGGCGTTCCTTGAGTGCGTTGCTGATTGTATTGATTGCCCGTTGCCGGCTTAATTCTCTTATATTCCTTCTTGAATAGTTCCAGCCACTTCTTTTTGTCTATTTTCTTGCTGGATAACAGGTCATACCGCCAGTTATCGGGAACACAGTCAGGAAATGTTTCTTTAATCCAAAGCCGCCAATTCATCTTCACCACATTATTGAATGTCTCCGGCGAAGGCAACTCAGGGATGCCAAGGAGGTCTTCCCTGCTTGGGGTACGTCCATTTTGAATAATGAAACCTTCGACACGCTGACGAATAAGTTCTTTTGTCCAAAATGTTCGTCTAAACACATGAGGTCTTTTCCTCCCTGCGAAGGACACCCTATCGTCCGTTATGCACAAATTAGTTTCTATAACTCTCAGCGGATTGTCACCACGCTTGTTGTACCTCGGCAGCTCCAAGAGGTCGATAAGGGCTATCCATGACGCAACGCCAAATCGTGCGGCTAAGGACTCCCAGTATGGGATAGTTTTACTTTTCTTTGAGTTGAACTCGTGCTGCGTTGCAGGCCTTATTCTGTAATACTCTTTTATAAAAGCATCCTTTACTTCATCCACATCATCATACGCCTTTCCACCATAAATTAAATCTGTGGAAGATTTTTTTGTATGACAAGGATATCTTTCCAATAGCCATTTGAAAGATGTCTTACCAAACGAGTTCTTAAAAACGTCCGCAGATGGAAGTGAATGGTTTTCAAGGAAACTTTGTCTCGTTAGAGGTTTACCCTCACTGTTTGCGAGGTAGCTCTCAACAGAAGCAATTATACCGAGCTGCTTCCACGTAAGGGACTGGTTATTTTGCTTGATTTCCTCCAATTTTTTCAAAGCAAGGCAGAGGTCGTCGCTCATAGAACATGAGTTAGAATTGTTCTTGAAATAATCAAGAATTACGTCAAATGCTTCGTTTTGTAGGAGGTAGAGTTTGGTTTTCACGAAAACACGCTCCTCGGAATACCAGCCTCAGAGTTTTTTCATCTTCACAACACCATCGGCATGGTGTTGGAAAGGAGAAAAAAACGACCCTTTTGCTGGAGTTGGATTTAAGTTTTTTTGAAAAGCAAACGCGCCTCAGAAGAGGCGCGTTTCTAATTTTTATGCGCCTTTCCTTTTGAGAATTTTACTATCTTTCTCAGTATGGAAAGTGTAGTAAACCTCAACACGTCCGTTGTGATGCAAAATAACCTTCTCAACACAATCACGAACAAGAGTTTGGCGCTCCATAGGAGTAAGATGGGGCCAGAGGTCTCCAATAGTCTGGATTTTCTCACGGACGTAGTTGATGTGCTCTTCCTTGAGTTTCTGCGTTTCCTCGCTTGCAAGCTGTCTCTGCAATACGTGGAGCTGTCCTCGCACATCCTCAATGCGCTCGTACACCATGGGGTCTCCGATGTCGGCATAGAGCCCATATAGGCGCCTGAGAGACTCCTTCAGCTCATCTATCCGGTTCGTCAGGATTTCTGCTGCACTTGCAGGCACGTGGGTGTCGTCAAAATCGTCGAGAGAAATGTCAGTACCAATGTCAAAAAGTTTTGAGATAACAACCTTCTCAAGTTCTTCTGCGCGAACTCCCTTGTTCGGACAATCGGGGTCCTTAACCATGTTCTTTTTACACGTGTGCGAGTAGCAGACGATACGGAGATACTTCCCCCACTTCATGTACCGCATTCTGGCTCCACAGTCTCCGCAGAAAACAAGCCCGGTAAGAAGATAATATTTATTGTTGCCGCACACTGCGAGGTTTTCCTTCCCACGGCGTTCCATTTCTGCGGCCACGAGCATGAACCGCTCTTCATTAATCAAAGGCTCGTGGAAACCCTTATAGTCTTTACCTTTGTAGTTGATGTAGCCGCAATATGTGCGCTTGGTGAGAATGTTCCTCACGAGCTGTTCGCAACTTAGTCCGAGCATATCCGCAATTTTCTGGCAACTGTAGCCCTTGATGTAGAGGTCGTAAGCCTGCGGCACTTTCGGCGCGTCAGCGTTTGGGATAAGGGATTTGCTTTCCTTATCATAATCATAGCCAAACGGAACTTTTCCACCGCCACGCCAATACCCCGCACTTACACGACCCATCATTCCAATGCGGGTTCGCATATAGATATTCTCGCGTTCCAACTGGGCGAAGACGCTCAAAATGCCTATCATCGCTCGTCCATAAGGAGTGGTAGTGTCGAGGGCCTCGGAAATGCTTACAAAATCCACCTCGTTCGGAAGAAATACATCTTCTATTAAATAAAGAGTATCCTTCTGACTTCTGGAGAGGCGGTCCAGCTTGAAGACGACAACCGCCTTCAGCTTCCCTTCCATCGCATCGGATATCATTTCCTGCATTGCCGGTCGATTTAAGTTGCTGCCGCTGAATCCGGGGTCCGTGTAGAATTTCGCGTTCTCCCAGCCTTTTACGGTACAAAATGCCTGCAATTTGGCTGTTTGGTCAGGTATAGAATATCCCTGCTCCGCCTGTGCATCGGTAGACACGCGAACATAACAGCCGACGACTTTTTCTGGAGACGTATCTTCCATCAGGTCCTTTAACCCCAAAAGAGACTTGCTTTCTTTCTTGCTTTTCGCGTTACTTGTTGAGTTTCTTGGTTTTTTTATTATGTTTTTTGTTGAGTTATTTTTTGCGTTTTCTTCTTTTGTTGTTTTCTTCTTTCTTTCTGTAGGCATAAGTCCCCTTTCCTATAAGTTACGCCCTCTGCAAAGACGTTCACCTATATTATACAACCCACATAAAAAAATGACAAGTCGTAAGTTCTTGGGAAAAATGCCCATCAGGGAGTATCCTGATGGGCGTTCGCGGCATCTTCAAGCCGCTTCCAAGTCCTCCTGAAGAATGATTGCAGTAAAGAGTCGCTGTAAACCATTCCGGCAAAGGATTCTCGTTCTTCATACTCCCCATCAACAGTTATATATCTGCTCGTTTCTAACTTGGGGTCTATGGTTTCAACGGGACGTGCCATTTTTATCATTTCCTTTCAGAACTGGGATACGTAAGATTGGATGCGCCGCCGCACAACCAACCTCAAATATCCTTCAGCATCAGCGGCCAGCGGTTAAACCGGAGTAAAATACGCTATGACGACGTTTTGCCAGCCGTTGTAACAGGTGTAAAGGGTAATTCCTCCACTGTTGTTGTACGCAACATCGTTTCCGTCATTATCAGTCAGTTCCGTGCCTTCATTGTGCCCATACTCCACCCCAGTACAAACATATTCTGTTCGACTGTTTCCGTAATCCATATATCCCACCGCACCAACCGCGCAGTTGGCTATGGCAGAAAAGCCCTGATAGTTGTGGTCTGCAATGAGATACTGGCTCCCATACGCACTGTAGCCGGCACTATCGGCAGCGTCACAAATTGCCTGTCCGTACTCGAAAGAATCGCTTCCAAGCACATAGGTGAAACAAGCGACATCTATTCCAATAGAAGGGATAGACCAACGCCCAACGGCACCTCGCTGTTCGACAGCGTAAACGGCACACCTATTCTGCGAGTGCCCTGCGCTGCCGCAATAGCTGCAGGCTGCTGCGGTTTCCGGTGCGGGCTCAGGCACGGGGGTCGCCACAGAGGGTTCGCCCGCAGGGGTAGGAGTCTCCCCCGGAGGCGTGTCTGAGTCCACTTCACTTACAACATTTTCTTTTGTGAACCACTCAGGAGGCCGGTATTTATCTTCCTCAGCAACGGCGTCAGCGGACACAGAGAGGTCATCAGCAAAGTAATCGAAAGGCACCGAAGCCTCTGCACAAGCCATATGTAAAGATGATGCACTTACCAGCAAAAAGGCAGCCAGCGTAACAGCGCGGCGGGAAATCTTCTTTGTTTTCATTAAAACTGCACCCCCTTTAAGCAGGCTGGAATGTCACAAGGGCAACATTGAAGTTGTGGTCGAGACAGGTATACAGCGTCAGACCATTGGGATTGAAGTAGGATGTGTAGACACTGTCGCCATCGGCACCAGTGAGATAACCACTGGGGTTACGACCATGCTGGATGCCGGTACAAACATAGGTCAAGACAGAGTCGCCTATGTCGATGTAGGCGTAAGTGCCCTCGGCACAGTTGTTGATGGCGGAGAAGCCCTGATTATTATGGTCGCCAATAACGGTCTGGCCGAGATAGACGATTTGTGCGGCGCTGTCCAATGCATCTGTAACGGCCTGCGCGTAGTTATCGCCTTCGGTGGTGTGCTGCAGAGAGTACCAAGTGACGTCGTAAACAGCCACGTCAACACCGACAGAGGGAATCCGGAGCCGTCCAACGGCGCCATTGTCCACGGCACGGACGGCACAGTAGTCTTTGGTGTGTTCTGCGCTGCCGCAGTAGGAACAGGTGGTTGGAGTTTCCTGAACAGGCTCTTCGGAGGGAGTCGCTTCAACGACGACAGCATCGTCTGCCTGAGGCTCGTCCTCTACGGGAGTTTCAGTGCTTCCATGCTCATCGGATGTCTCGTTTGCTTCGGGAGTCTGAGCATCAGAATTTGCGTCCTTTTCCTCGTTCTGCGCGGCTTCTGCTACTGCCAAAGGCGGAGAGCTTTCACGTGATGCGAAAGCAGGCAGCATGGAGATGGCAAAGAGACCACCGATAAAGGCCAGAATGATAACGGTGAAGAGTGCCCACCGAGGGATTTTGAATTTCGTTTTCATGGTTTTGTCCTTTCTTAGAGTAGAGTGGGTGTCTGGCGCTTATACCGGCGTCCAGTAAGTGATGTAAATGTTGGTCCAGTGGTCAAGGCAGGTGTAGCAAATCACGGTGCCGGAAGAATAGTTGCTGTAGCTCATTATGTTTCCATTTCCATCGAGCATCTTTTCGCCGGTATTGTGTCCGTATTCAACCTGATAGCACTCGTAGTAAGTTGCACCATCACCAAAATCCATGTAGGCTTTTGCGCCAACAGAAATATTGGAAAGTCCACAGAAACCTTGGTTATTGTGGTCCGCAAGAACACCAACGCCGCCGCAAGTCAAGAAAGCTGCACTGTCGGAACTGTCAGTAATTTCCTGAACATAGGATTGGTCTGCATCCCAGTTACACGAGTAGGCCGCTACATTACAGCCAACAGACGGAATCACCCAGCGCCCATAGGCTCCATTGGCAATAGACCTCTTTGCACAGATTGAGGAACTGTGGCTCTCAGAGCCGCAATAGGAACAGACAGCCGGAACAACCTCCTGTACTTCTTCAACGGCGTTGGGGTCATCCTCGGAGTTCTCTGCTTCCGTGATGTCGGAAAGCGGGTCGAGGATTCCTTCCTTCAGCATCAAAACATCTTGCTGTGCTTCTTCTGACAGCTTGGTGTCGTCCATCTGGGCGGCAACCTCTGCTGCAGGAAGTGATTCGTAGTTCGAGCGTTCTTCGGCCTGTTCGAGTGTCACGTTGGTGGAGAGAAAGTAGAAAACGGATACTGCGACGAACAGGAACGTAAAAAGTGCAGTCTTGAAACCCCCCCATTTTACGTGCTTTTTGCTTGTGTTTTCCAAAAATTCTCATCCCCTTTCTGAGCATAAAAAAGCGGAAGGACAGTCTGTGTTAGACTGTCCTTCCTTATAATTCTATACTACTATAATTCGATATTTTGTCAAGTTCTTGGAACGAACAAATTTGCGGAACCGTCGAAAGCCCTGCAATCACTCACTGCACGAGGTCGAAGTAGGCAAGGAAAATACCGCTCCCTCCACCGTAGCAGGTCTTACAGATGAACTCGCCACCGGATGTTGCTCAGATTTTCCACTTGCCGTCCACCACTTTCAGAAACAATATGTTATGGGGTACACAACCTTGTTATTTCAGGGTATTACACACCATAGCCTTTTTTATGCGGTATACAACCCTGTTGTTTCAGAGCCATATATGCCGCTGCCGCAGTTATTCTGTGATACACAACCCTGTCGTTTCAGGGTTCTATATACCCGACACAGGCATATTCAGTTCCCCAAAGGTGCCGGTATCATCTCTCACATGATTACCAGCCAACAGAGTATTCCTGCTTCCACGACGACCATGCATCTCCACAGGCGTTAATTCCGGTTATACCATCCGTACTCGTTTTTAATAGATTTCAAAAGACCAAGTAGGATATTCAGCCTTGAGCAGCTTCCACTTGAGGTTGAAATCCTTTGTAGTTCGATACTTTTGCGTTGTGGTATCGAAGGGCTTCACGTCCTCTACCACACACTTGCCGTCGCGCACATAGACGGCGTCGGCTTTGTAAGTAATACCGGAGACCTTCTGACCACGATACTCGAACTCGGTAATGATGGTCAAAGGCACCTGCCGGCGAAGGTCGTGGATATGTCCGCCGCGCTCCAGAATCTGAAGCTCTTTCCAGCGGTGGTACTCCTTCTTACTGTCATAGACAGCGATAGGGAGTTCACCACTATTGCGGGGCTTACCGAAAAATGCCAGCCCATCGGCGTATTCATAAACCTTTACGTTCCTATATTTTGCGGCCTTATTCGCCTTGGAGCGATGTTCGCGTGTGTTGTTTGCACCGTGAACACGGAGGCGGGGGTTTTTCTTCATCATTGCATTGAACTCTTTCTGAGACATATACATTACTTTTCAGCAGCCTCCTCGAACATCTCCATGCATTTTGCGTAGTTGTTAGATAGCGCATCAAATGAGCAGCTATCGCCGCCGGCATCAGGATGATATACCTTTGCCAGCCGCCGGTAGTGGAGTGTGATTTCTTCCTTGGATATAGGGGGCTCTGCGAAACCGAGAGCGATAAAACAGGCATCTAATGACTTGGAGCGCTTCGGCAGGGCTTTCATGCCGGCCACCCATGTAGACAGGTCGTAGATGCCTCGTTCGACCATACGGGCGAGGTCTTCCAAAGAGAGCACGACCTGTGCAAAGGCATCGGAGCCGTACTGCAGGGAGATGCCGTGCTCTTGAGCGTTCTTTACACTGTGAGAAAAGCGATAATATTCCCCCTTGTACCTGAACTCAACCCAACACTCCTGACGACTCCAGTCGTAGTTGTAGTCGCCTTCTTCGATACCAAGCCGCGCCATTACGCGCACCAACTTGTCCTCATAGAGTTCAGGGGAACTATATATCTTTTTTGAGGCCATCCAGAGACCTCCTTTCAACTTCAAGTTGTCCTAAACGAATACCTACACCCATATCATATATAATCTGGTACACTACCCTGTTGTTTTAGCCCGTTATGTACCTAAAAGGAATAACTGAGGTATCACCCCGTTATTTCAGGCCCTTATACACCTTAGGATTGAAAGTTGGAGCGCGGTTAAGGGGTATACAACCCTGTTATTTCTGGGCTCTATACGCCTGTCTCCTCAAGCGACAGATTATATGGCATACACCCCTGTCATTTCAGGGCCTCATACACCCAACACAGGCATATTCAGTTCCCTTAGCTGCTGGCATCATCTCTCACATGAAAACCAGCTAACAGAGCATTCCTGCTTCCACGATGACCATGCATCTCCACAGGCGTTAATTCCGGTTATACCGTCCGTACTTGCTTTTAGGTATTTAGCGAAAAGCGGCGCAGCCGCCGGAGTAGGGCCTGCGCCGCTGTGTGTCTGCTGCCAAGGCCAACTCAGATGCGGTCCACATTCCCGTTGGCGACAGAATAGACACCGGAAATGTCGATGGTTTCATAGGGCTCATCAAACATTCCCAACTCATGTGCAATGAAAGCGATATGCAGCTCGTCCTCGTCTGCTTCAATGCTCTCGTCCTCACGAGCCCGCTGAAGCAGCTCATTACGGGCAGCGACCCAGTTCTTCTCGATAATTTCGAGATTATTCTGAAGGTGCTCGTCATCATTCTTAATGACCATCACACCAATGACGGTATCGTTGTCATTACTGATGAATACGACGACGGGCTTTTCGGATGTATTGTTGTTGCTCATTTTTTGTCCTTTCACGGGCGGCTTTGACCGACATCTTTTTCTTACACTTTTCGTCAGGTTCCCACCTATTCCAGCGGGAACAGCTCTTACAGGGTTCTTTATTCGTCGGAGTTTCCTTATTGATGCAATCAGGACATCCACGTCCAACGTTTACGGCATCCATCGGGGATTAACCGCCGAAGAAGCCGGAACCGAAGTCGCCACCGAAGTCAGAGGGGAAATTGAAGTTGCCGCCATAGGGAACTTCCTTGGCAGGAGCAGCAGGAGCAGCAGGAGCAGAAACGGGAGTCTCAGGAGCGAAACCACCGGCGGGAGCAGACGCTTCGGGAGCTACAGGCGCAAAATCCTCCTCAGGCTTAGAGACCAGAGGCATGGGAATAGAAGAAGCAACGGGTGTCCCCTCAGGCGCAGGAACAGCCGGCTCAGTGGCGGGAACGTCCTCTGCGGGGGTATCATCAGCACCGGACTCGGTTCCATCCACGCGGCTGCGGGCAGCGGTAGCAACGAACTGGCTCAGGTCCATAGAGAACTTCCACTTCTCATGCCGGATGGAAGACACGACGATGTTCGCATCCACGGGGAACAGCTTGCCGCCGTATCTGCTCTTCAGCAGTTTGGCAGCGGATGCCTCGTCCAGCACGGCGGGAAACTCGATGGGGTTCTGGTTGTCAACGTTGATGACTCCATTGACGACAGATACGACGCCATAGCTGACGACGCTGACGGTGAGAGTTCTGTTGATAGAAGGTTCCATGTTTTTATATTCCTTTCTTTTATTTTTGATTTTAACTTAACGTACATTCCACTCAAAAAGAACATAAAAGGTCTGGTATACACCCCTGTTAGTTCAGGGTATCATACGCCTCAAAAGCAATATCCAGCCGCGTCATATGGGGTATACCTCCCTATTGGTTCGGGGTCTTATACGCCTTTTCGTGCCTCACGGGTATACAACCCTGTTATTTCAGGGTGGTGTATACCCCAGTGCAAGGTTATTTTATCATGGCTTCTGGTATACAACCCTGTTATTTCCGGGTGGTGTATACCCAGCACAGGTATTCAGTTCCCCAAAGTGCTGGTCGTCGCCTCTGACCCAACAAACCAGCCAACAGAGTATTCCTGCTTCCACGACGACCATGCATCTCCACAGGCGTTAATTCCGGCTATACCGTCCGTACTCGTTTTTATTTCCTTGGCAATGTGTGCAATCATTGCACACTTTATTTGCTCGCCATAGGGCTTTAGGCAGGATTCTGCTCGGAGGCCATGCGCTGACCTTCGGACAGCACGACCTGTGCCAGCGCCTCGTCATGCTTTGCTTCCGGTGCTACGGTGGCGATATCTACATCCACCAGCGTGCGTCCAGCCCAGTCCGCCTTATACTTTATCATACCGGTAAGTTCAGACCAGCCGGCATCGAGGATGCTTTTAGCCTGCTCATTGCCCTCAACTAAGGGCTTAACGGCCACCTTCTCAACGGCAATAAGCTGGTTTGCGTTGACAAGTTCACGGCTGATTTTATGGCGGTAGTCATTGCGCTGATTGGCAATATGCTCATGGACGCCGGCAACCTTGCGCCGCTGCTTCTCGTAGTTGACAGAGCCCTTCTTCTTGCGGGATAGACGCCGCTGCTCACGTGCCAACCGCTTTGCAGACTTGCTCAGATGCTTCGGGTTCTCATAGTGAACGCCGTTGCTATCAATGGCCAACTCCTTTAGGCCGAGACTGATGCCCACCTCGCCGTCCACAACAGGCAGCGTGTCGCGCTCCACTTTACAGCAGACAGATGCCCAGTATTTTCCGGTAGCAGACCGAGAGATAGTGACCTCACGGGGAGACCCTTCGATGGGGCGTCCGGTCCCTCGCCTGAGCTTATTGATTTTCTGATACTGTCCACCAAACGGGACTTGAATGTAATCGTCCGTCACATAGATAGTACCAGCGGTCGTAAAACTCTGGGTCGGATGGGACGCGCCCTTAAATTTGGGATAACCGGGCTTCTCCCCCGCTTTAATGCGGCGAAAGAACGCTTTTCGCGCCTCAAACAAATCAATGATGGCATATCTCTCTGCCGTACAGCCGCAGTCCGCAAGCCAAGGCCAGCGCTCCCGCATCTCCGTGAGAACCTTCATACAGTCGAAGGTCGTCATCTTTTCCTGCCGACGGTCATAGATTTTGGAGGTTCGCTCAAGGAAATGGTTCCACACAAACCGGCAGCACTTGAAAGTCTTTTCAATGATTTCGACCTGCTCATCAGTCGGGTAAATGCGATACTTAAACGCTTGAAATGTAGTTGGCATAGAACTCCGTCCTTTCGCAATAAGTTTTGGCACCTCTCGCAGCAACCATCCAGACTGCGAGAACACCGGACCCCACGCAAACAAGCACAGCATAAAAGGCAGCACCTACGTCTGGAATACGCCAACAACCTCTGCGCTCGGCCCGCGTTTACTTATTTTTCCGGCTTCCCTTGTCCCGCGAACCATGCAGGCGTTCGCAGAGACTTTTGCTCACCTGCTTACGGCTACTGAAAGCGCAGAGTTTCACCCTTATCACGCCACCGCCCGCAAAACAGATGCAGGCAGCTCGCTTCTCACGCTTCAGGCGACTTTTGCGCTCACCGATGTTGTCCGAAAAACACAGGACAAATAAGCAGATAAAGAAAAAAGGACACACTTTACGGTGTCCTTGGAGCGGACGACGGGACTCGAACCCGCAATGACCAGCTTGGAAGGCTGGTGTCTCACCAAATTAGACGACATCCGCGCATATAAAAACACCACAAAAGCACATGGTTTTAATGGAGCTGATGGAGGGCCTTGAACCCCCGACCTGCGGTTTACAAATCCGCCGCTCTGCCAACTGAGCTACATCAGCATAGTCGTGAAGCCCCCGCACAACGAGGCTGAAAGCACTTTTCAAAAGACCTGTTACACGGGGGCTTCACTTGAAGGAGAATGAGTATGGAATGGAGCTGACGGTGGGGGGTCGAACCCACGACCTGCGCGTTACGAGTGCGCCGCTCTGCCTACTGAGCTACACCAGCATTTTGGTGGTGCTGGCAGCCTCCGCTTATCACGTGTAATCCCGTCTGCACGGAGGCCGCCAGCGCCGAAGAGAGTTGATGTCGGCGGGGTGGGTAGAACGCCGGCTGGCAATAGCGGCTGGAGTTGAACCAACATATCGTTACCTGTGAGAGAGGTACGGCATTACCAGTTATGCTACGCTATCATATTGAGAGATGTTTCTGTGTCCGCTGCTCGTTAAAAAGACGGAGGTGAAGATAGAAGCAGCGAAAACAGAAGGCGCGTCGTGCGGACTCGAACCGCCAGAACCTCCCCACATGGAGAACAACGCGAAAGTCGAAGCAGCTCCCGCACACTTCCCTCAGGGAGCTGACTTTATTGTGCTTATGAGTGTAAATAAAGAAAGAAGAAAAACGGGACGGGCAACTTAGGCGCTTATTCTTACAATCGCAAGAATATTGTCATTTTAGGTACAAGCCCTTCGAACGAGCCTTTCTTGCCCCGTCCACGCTGTTATACTAACACGAACACATAAAAATGTCAAGTCTAATTATCAGTAAAAAAAGCTATACCGCGAGTTTATACGCCATGAAGCGTTCTGCACAAACTAAAGCAAGCTGTATTTTACGAAAAGTAGTTGGCAATAATAACGAATATACAAAAGAACAGGGGTTGACATCCCGTAAATTTTCTCTCTAATACGCTTGACAAAATTTTATGTTCGTGTTTATAATAAGGGTGTGTAAGCCCTCTTTATAAGAAGTAAGCAAGAAGCCTCGGTGATTTATTGCCGAGTAGTTCACGAAAAGCACCCCGACACCCTGACATTTTTCCCACCAAACGGAGGTGAGAATATATATGAAGCTATCCGTCATTGGAGTAAACGCACAAAAGGAAAAGCGTTTCGAGAAAAAAGGTATCCACTCAGCGGAAGACCTTCTGCGTTATATCCCAAAAAGCTATAAGGACTACCGGCAGCTTGCAACGCATCTCATAGATGGTGCGGAGCAGGCTTGTCTTGTACGTGTAGACGAAGTGAAGTCCTTCGGCCAAGAACTGCGCTATAAGGGTTCTTATGTGCAGACTTCCTCTCATGTCCCTATGATTATCGCACACTGCACGGTGCTTCCAAGCGGAGAAAAACTCGTTATTACATGGTTCCGGCAAAACTACCTCTTCCGCAAGATTTCCACTTGCACAGGGCAGGAGGTTTATGTGGCTGGAAAGGTCGGATACAGCGAGAAATACAACAACTACACCATGACGGCACCGGAGATTTTCGAGCCTGCCTATGGGCAGGCACCGGGCATTCGTCCTGTGTACGCTCAAATCGGAGGCGTGAGCGATGCCTACCTGAGAGAAAAGATTCAGGAGGCTTCCGACAGAACTATCGGACTTATTGAAACGCTTCCCAATGATTTCCTCGACAAAAAAGGTCTTTCAAGCCTTTGGACTTCACTCAAGAAGCTGCACTTCCCCGTTTCCGAGCAGGATATTAAGGACGGGCAATCCCGACTCCTTCAGGAAGACCTCGTATATTTTGCTATGGCTAACGAATGGGCCGCACGAAAGATTTCTAAAGGTAGCCAATTCTCCGTCAAAACAAACGGCTGGATTGAAAAGATTAAGAAGTCCCTGCCCTATTCTCTCACAAAAGACCAGATGGACGCGATTGAGAGCATGACTCAATTTGCAGCAGACGGGCATCGCATCAACGCGCTTGTGCAGGGTGATGTCGGTTGCGGAAAGAGCATCGTTGCCTTTTGCCTTATGATGACCATGGCTGAGAATGGGTATCAGGCAGCGGTAATGGCTCCAACGCTGGTGTTGGCGCGTCAGCACTACGAGGACCTCTCTGCTCTGGCGGAACCGTTTGGCGTAAGTGTTGTTTGGCTTGGCAGCGATTTGAAGACGAGCGAAAAGAAAAAAGCCTTGGCCGTCATCAAGGAAGGCAAGGCGCAACTCATTGTTGGAACACAGTCCATCATTGGAGAAGATGTGGAGTATAAAAATCTCGCCTTAACCGTAACGGATGAGGAACACAAGTTTGGCGTTGACCAGCGTACAGCGCTCATCGAAAAGGCTTCAGGCGGTGTTCATTCTATTACTATGTCTGCCACCCCCATCCCCCGCAGTTTGGCTCAGGTAATTTATGGGGATACCGTGCAACTCCACACCATTAAAACGATGCCGGACGGACGTCTTCCGGTTATCACCGGCATTGCCACAAGTAAAGAAAAAATCTTTCGCTTCATTCTGCTGCAGAAACAAAAGGGGTATCAAACCTATGTTGTCTGTCCGCTTATTGATAGAAGCGAGAAGCTGGAAGGCGTACAGTCTGTCGAGGAAGTCAGCGCAGAATACCGTTCTGTTCTGGAACCGTATGGCGTCCGCATCGAAACAGTAACAGGCAAGATGGGAAAGAAAGAAACGGAGGACATTCTCTCGCGCTTCAAGGATGGTCAAGTAGATGTGCTTGTCAGTACAACCGTTGTGGAGGTTGGCGTAAATGTCCCTACCGCGACAATGATGGTCATTGTAAACGCGGACCGTTTCGGGCTTTCCAGTCTGCACCAGTTGAGAGGGCGTGTAGGGCGGAGCAGCGTACAGTCCTATTGTGTGCTGGAAGCAGGCGCGTCGCCCACGCCGGCTGCGATGGAGAGACTGAACGCCATGGTACAGACCAATAACGGGTTTGAAATTGCAGAGGCGGACCTCCGCATTAGAGGTGCCGGAGATTTCCTCGGCACAGAACAATCCGGATGGAACCGATATATGACCCTTATGATGGCATACCCCGCTGAGTACGAACAGGCAAAGGAGGACGCAAAGACACTTTTGAACAGAGGAAAAGGTTCCTGCAAAATGGTCGATTCCATAATCGCGGGAGGTCAGGAGACCGACAATACCGCAAAGGAGGCATCAAGAAAATGAGTGCTATTTATAAAAGAACAAATCCAACAAAGCCGGCACGAGCTGGAGACGATATAAGGTACGGAGAAAACGTCTCAACAACTGTCTATACCTCTATAGTCCTGCTCCTCCGCAAATTAAGAATTGCGGAGAATGCAGGCGACATGGCAAGAGTAAACAACATTATCACAGACACCACGCCATACAGGGCAGAAATGAAAAAGCTGCGGTTAGCCGAACAGCTTAATTGTCCAGAAGAAAAGCTGCCAGCCATTTTATTTGATAAAACTCCCGTTACAAACGGAGAAACACAGCGATTTATAGGCTGGCAGGGATTTAACTGGCAAATCGTTTTTCGGATTCTTGCCGAGTTGGACATATCTTACGAAGAAATGATTCGATTCGGAGATAAAAACTTTCCAGCTTTCAGTAGCCTACCGCCAGATGTTCAAGAAGTCTATAATCTTGTAGATAGCTTTCCAGAAACGATAAGAGACGGATGCATAAGAGAGTCAGCTCTCGGCATGATTGATACGATGTGGATACATCAATTCTGGGATGATAAAAAACGCAGCTTATTGCTGCGCCCTTCTGCGCGAGTACAGTACGTTTTTTCCCACAGATGTTCATTTAAGCGACAGGATATTCTCGATTTGGATGAATTGATTCAGTCCGGAAAAGGCAATTTTGAATTAGATGATAAACAAAAGGATGTCATTCACGAGTTGGCGAATATCATGTTGGTGAGACCCTCCTGCTCCACAAGCAACGAAAGAATTCTGCCGCATATAGCGGCTGCCTTTGGCGTCTCTTTACACTGGCTCATGGGGATGCCAAGCACAATGCGACTTTATGCGAAAAACTCTACGACGGAAGATATTGTTTCCGCCTATTATTTCATGTCAACCACCTGCAAAATTGAGTTTAGAAAAGCGCTGCAAAAGTTTTCCGAAAGACTTGAACACTTTAAGGAGGAAAACAAATGAGAAAAAAGGATAGTGCAGTCAACGCATATATCGACTGCAATAAATGGGCGACAAAACTCAATACGCGGTTCTCTTCCGCCGAGAAGTCGGAAAAATTGAATTACAAGGAAATGCTCGGAATATATGCCGAATTCAGCGATGAGCTCACTTTGGTACGCAGGCTTGTTTCCGCGAGAGTGTACGAAGAGCTGTTTGCCATTACCAAAATGCCACGTGTCTATGGAGAGTGGAATGTGAAGCAAATTGGCGCAGAAATCGGCATGGACGCAACTAAAATGTCGCGCCTCAAGGAGCCTGAGGACGGTGCGCTTACCTCTGTGGGACCGTTTGAGTTACGCATTTCGCCTCCAGCAGACGGCAAGCAGACGCGACGGCTGCCTGAAGGGTTTTATGCGTCTGTTGAAGGTCTTTACAAAACCTCATACTTTTTCCTTGACAAGTCCTGCGAAAAAGTCTTATTCGGAGATGAGTGTGCGCCCATCCACCTCCCTCACAACTACTCCTCCCTTTTCTCCCAAATCTCAGCAGTTCCGTTTTCCGATTCCTTGCGGATACAAGTTAAGATTAAAGAAATGTGCAAGCAGTACGAGCAGTACATGGTAAGGGAAACGGCAGACGGCAAAAAGCCAGAAAACTACGTATACGCGGACAGCGCAGGTGCTCCCATTGATTTTCAGGAGCTTTATATAAAGCGGCTTAACGAGAAGATGGAAAATGACTGCTGTAATGCTTCCTCACTGTTCGGCGAAGACGCCAGTGCTCCTTTTAAGAACATGGCAATCAGATGCTTTAGCGTTCCTGTAGACACATTTGAAAAGTCAGATAGGGCAATATTCTTTGACAAGAACGGAACTCTTATGAGACCGGAGAAGAAGTCCGGAAAGAAAGAACCAATGGGAACGACCGGCAATCTTATGATGCTGAGTATTGGCCTTGACACGGCTGTGGACTATTTCATCTCCCCTGATTATACGAAATATTCGACGCTGCTTGCTCGAACAAATGTCCCAGATAAAAGTGGAAACGAGATGGAGTTCACGCTTGATGAAGGTATGCGGTCAGCCCTTTCTTCAATCCTGATGATTTCTGACGATAACGATAGAAGTGAGGTCGTAGCGGAAGCCCTTTGCGACTGCTGGATGGCACAATACTCCGAAATAAGGTAAAAAAAGAGGCAGGCGAAAGCCTCCTCTTTTTTCTCTGCCGTTGTTGACATTATAAATAATTGTGGTAGTATAATAGTATAATTACGAAGATATTTTTATAAGGAGACTTATCTCCGCTTCCAGTCACACCAAGTATTCAAGACAGTTATCCCAAGACAGGGATAGCTGTCTTTTTATATATTTTTTTACATTACAAACACAATAAGAAAGGAGAAAACATAATGGCACAGGCAAAAATGGTTTTCAGCTATCTCGGCCCCGTTCGTGTCTATGACGACATTACCACAAATAAGTGGGGCGGGACGACTATGGCGGTTTCTGAGAAACAGGCTCGCAACAACTTGGCTCACCAGTATCGAAAACAGCGCGGATTGCTCCAGTGTGTGCCTGTCAAAATGACGGGTGAGCTGACCAGCTACACCGCACCGGTGATGCCTCCGTTCCGTAACAGACGCAGCCGCCCGACGTATCAGGGAGGTGAAGTGCAATGATGTGGAATGGAAAGTGGAACGGAGCAAATGCCATCGTAGTTCACACGCCACAGAGCTTTCGGTCGTTCAAGCGAGCTATCCGTTCTCTTGGCGATGTGTGGGCTGACTGGAATCATGTGTACTTCAGTCAGTGCAGAGACTTGTACTCCGCAGCATACCTTCCCTGCTATCCAGACAAGAGTCCCGAAGATAGCACAATCACCTATCACTGGCTCAAGGAAACTTGGTCCAAAGAAGGTCCTCGCGCCGTAGGCATGAACATTCAGTAAACGAGGAGGAGAAGCTATGTCTACACCGCTGTATGAGTTAATTGAGAGAGCCGAGCGTATGGATTCCGTCTACTCCGAGCGCTACGCATCTTTCTCTTCTGAACAGGATAGGCGTGCGAAGCAGTGTATTGCGGAGGCTCGCGAAGCTATCGAAGAGCAGCGAAAACTCTGTGAAAGACGGCGTCGGCAAGCAATCGCAACAATAGGCCAACGGCCAGAAAGGACTACAGCATGAGTTACGTTATCACCAGCGAGGAGGATGCACGCGCCATCATCGACACTTACACAAACAAATGCCGCAACTGCGGCGAGTGCTCCCTCAACGCCGAAGGCTGGCGGTGCTCCTATCTCTATGAGGTCGCCCGTCGTTACCTTGAGCGCAAGCATCCAGATGATGTTTCGGCAACGTTGAAAAGAAAGGAGTAAATTCATTGTGAAAGTAAAAAAGAAAATTCGTTACGCCGGCGAATGCTGCATTTGCCACGAACCCATTGAGGTTGGCGAAGAATATGTCGAGGCACCCTACGAAAACAAACAGTGTCATATCGACTGCATGGAGACAGAGCCGCTTAAAGCGGTTCTGTCTTTTTTCGGCATTCCGTCGTGTGTAACCAATTCTGAAGGAAAGGAGACAAGAATCTATGGGTAGAAATGGAAATATCCGCAGGGGCGATGTATTTTGGGTCAATGCGAAAGAAATCGAAATCTTTTCCCCTTGGGCCCCGGAAGGAAGCCAGTTCCGCGATAAGGACGGACATCCTTCCAATAGCTCTGTTATCAGAGGGCATCGCCCCGCAATCGTTGTATCTTCGGATGACCTGAACCGCTACAGCAGTGTAGTGGAGGTCGTATTTACGACATCATCTCCAAAGATGCAGCAGCCCTCCCATGTACTCATCACGAGCACGAGCCGCCCCAGCACAGCACTGTGCGAGCAGCCGATGGCAGTTTCCGTCAATGAGCTGGGGGCCTATATCTGCCACCTGACTGAAGCGGAGCTGGTAGACATCGACGCCGCGCTGTACTACAGCATGGGGCTGAGTGCTCGCGTGAACGACAATGATGATAATACATGGCGTGCGCGGTATGAAACCATGCACAGGGCATATTCCGAGATGCTTGTCCATGTTATGCGAATCATGGACAGCAACAACAAGCGGGCCACACCGTACCCCGCAGCCACCGTTGGAAGAAGAAAGGAGCAAGCCGAAAATGAGTAATCCTATCTTCATCGTGTTTGCCTGTGACGCTTGGAAAGCAACAGACTCCATGCGTCTGGTTTCTGCGACGACTTCCCGCGAAAAGCTGAAGGACCTCGTGGCGGCCTGCGTCGAGTCCGAGACGTTTGAGTACGGCGAAGACTCCGTAGAGGCTGCTGCGACGCAGCTCCGCAAGGACTTTGATAGCGGATTAAGTATCTACGACATCAACAACAACCTCAGATTCGGCATTATAACCGCTGCCGAGGATGGCGAGATGTAACGGAAGAAAGGAGATGTAAAAATGGGATACACTATCATTGATGCCCGCTCATTCATCAAGACAACTCGTGGTATCATTCCCCTTGCCTTGGGTGGCAGCAACAACTGCTCCGAGTTTATCTACGACAGGAATTTCAAGCCGCGAGAGGTTCGCGAGCGCCACTGGTTCTTGCTGGGAGGAATCAATCTTCTGGAACTTCCTGAGGACGAATTTGTGGCGAAGGTGAATACCACCTTCCCCGACACCGATGATGAGTGCTGGATGATGAACAGCAAGTGGGTCACTTGCTCTCAGGCACGGAAATGGTTTGCTCGCGCCGCAAAGGATGCCGCCACGCTGGAGGACATCCTCGCCGCCAATCCCGGCGTCAACGACCTGAATGTAGGACTGATGCCCTATACGTCCGGCGACCATCTGCTGTGGAGGTATGTCAGAACAACGGATGAACTGGAAGTCTGGCTGGATGAGGCACGGGAACTGGTAAAAGAACACAAGGACCACTACATCTTCATGTCGTTCAGCGGAACACAGCGCGGCGAGCGCCTGCGACCTGCCAGAGCGCGGGATGTAAAGGGTCCGCTTGTAGTTCAAAAGCGCAACGCGGGCTACGTGCGTGCGTTTGATAATGTGAATGGAAGAATAACTGTGCATTTCACAAAGGATGTCAGAGATGCCATTCATTACCCGTCTGTGGAATCAGCTACGGCAGCGATGGGGGAGGTTATCAGCGTAATGGGACTTGAGTTCAAGACCGTAACGCGCAAGATGACGGCGCCTCGGCCCTATGTCGTTATGTGTACGGAAAAGGCATACGCAGGGAAGTATGTGAAGAAATCCGTGAAGAACAACCTCCAGTACACGTCCTCCGTGGATGATGCTCAGAGGTTTATCAGTGAGAAAGACGCTGAGGCAAAGATTTCTTCCTTGCGAGGCAAATTTCTCAGCGCACAGTATCTCAAACCAGTTTACGTAGAAGCGTGAATAACAAGCCTAAAAAAAGAGCCGCTATGCGGCTCTTTTCTTTTGCGTCGAAACCGTTGACATTATAAGGAAATGTGGTAGTATAGTAGTATAATTACGAAGATATTATTATAAGGAGCTTTGTCTCCGTTTTCAGTCACATCATCATATTCAAGACAGTTGTTCTCTTTTGAGAACGACTGTCTTTTTATATATTCACTACATTTTTGTTCCCATAAGTCCTTATCACAGGCTGGGAGAAAGGAGAAAAATATGGCATATATCTGTGAAAAGCCTGCTGGTTCCTGTGCGTTATGTGAGCACTATCGTTTCGATGAGGAAAAGGGACGAAAAGTGTGCTTTGCCGCTGTGGATAAGTGTGAGGCAGAAAAAAAAGCAGCCGAGCTGAAGGTCGTTGCGTCGAAATCCGGATGTGATAAGGCAGAGAACACCTGCACCTCCTGTGAGAAGTATGTGTGGGACGACAAAGTGGCGCGTTACGTGTGTCTCGAAGGCGAGGATGCAGCGAGAACTGCAACCCTTCCCAGCAGAGGATACGCGATGCTTTTTGTGAACCACTCCCCTATCGGCGAAGGTTCTCTTGTGGATGTGTGTGCGTTGTCCTTCGACACACTGGATGAGGCTCGCGTGGGCGTTGAGTTGGTAAAGAACGCGCACACACACGTCAGCAACCAATTCAGAGGCAGACGCGGTCTTTTCCCGTTTGCCGGTGAAATGCTCTCCGATGATGAGTGCCGCCGTGTGTTCGGCGCAAAGGTTCTCTGTGCGTATTCCCTCTACTACACGGATGAGTACGATGCAAGCGTCAAGGCGAGAGCTTTTTCCTACATCGCGGTAGAGACCGAAAATGCGCGGGATGTTATCCGGCGTCTTCTGCATCACAATTTGGACTGTGGCACCTGCCAGACCTTCGTTGATGAGGGTTGCGAAACCTATCACGACTGCCCTTACCACGGCGAGTGCGCCAAGATGGGCGATGTGTGGGTTGAGAGAAAGGCGGTGTGAACTATGTTGTTTGCAACTAAGCTGAAAAACAGTCTCACCAAGCTGGCAGAGCAGCACGGTATGGAAATCAAGGTCGAGCTGAAAAACATCGCTGTCAATGGGCAGCGGCGCGGATGCTCCGGTTTCGTGACCTGCGGCGATAGCTGCGTCTACGTAAATACCGAGCACTCTTGCTATGGACCTATTTCCGACAAATCCATGTGCCGTTATGCCAAGGACACAGAGGATTTCTCCAGCAACGGTCTGAAAAACGGCTATAACCAGTTTGTGGCCGACGATTTCTTGGCCGCAAAAGTCATTTCCATGCTCAAAAACGGCAAAGGCATCCCCCGCTGATGGGGATGCCGGCAGAAAGGAGGCTCCCGTGAGGAAGGACTACATTAGATTTCCCGCAAGGATGAAACAGCTCGTCAGCTTCACGGGCATGACTATTGAAAACAAGGGTAACTGTTATCCTACCGACATCGACGGACTCATTGAGTATCACGACAAGGGGTATGTTTTCTTTGAGGTGAAGCATCGTAATGCCGCAATGCCTTATGGTCAGAGACTCGCGCTCCAGCGCATGGTGGAGGATGCTTCCAGAATTGGAAAGACATCTATCGCCATCGTGTGTGAACATACGGTAGACAATCCCCTCATTCCCGTCACAGTTGCAACGTGTCGGGTCAGGGAAATCTACTATTCTAAGGAGCATCGTTGGCGGGCGCCAAAATACCCCACAATGACCGTGAGACAAGCGGTAGATGGGTTTCTCTACACGCCAAGCGTTCAGCAATACAGAACGCCCTCTGGCGGCATTAGCACCCTCGTGGTGGCTCAGGTAGCGAGAGGAGGGGCTATCCCCTTCCCTCCCGCCTACCCAGCCGCGCAGAGCTACGGTGCCGTGCCTGACACACTGAGGCAGAGCAGTTGAAATCCGCAAAAAAAGAAAGGAGAACAACATGGGAAGAAACAAGGTTTTGTCCCGCGATGAGGTTGTAAAGAACCTGAAGAGACAACTCACCGAGTGTGACATTAACGACATCCCAACGGACACAATTCGACACTTGCAGATGGCGAGAATTATCTGCGAGTGCAATTACGTGTTCCTCGATGACGTTATCGAGACTCTGGCGAATTGGCTGAAAATGGATACCGGTGAAATTCCAAAGGGTGCAATATCGCTCCTGCAGGACACACTGGATGCCTGTCGCGGAACTGCACCACATAAGCGGCGCAAGGTAAGCAAAAAAGGTTCCGGTACGTCGTCGGAAGTGTTCGACGAGTTCCTGTTTCTTGGAGATGTTACCGGATTGCTCGGCGAATGGTTTGACATGGACACTCAGGATATTCCTGAGACGGCGTTGGCTGCGCTGCATAAGGTCTACGACCTTTGTTGTCAGGAATATGAGTGACCCCGCGAGGAAAAGAAAGGAGAAAAATATATGCTCAGAAAGGAACCTTATGAGCGGCGAATCTGCCTCTCACATTGTCCTGTCAAAGAGTGCGACACAGACATCTATCGCGGCTCTCGTTGCAAGGAACTGCGCGAGAAAGCCGGTGTCCACTTTGACCCCGATGCTTTTAAGGACAAAAATCCCAAGCCCATTATCTTCAACGGAGAGATGGTTCGAGCCATCCGGGAGGGTCGCAAGACAGTGACTCGCCGTGGTGCATTCCACTTCGCGGGAAAGAGAGCGGATGGACTGTATCGCGATGGAGACGGACGGCTCGTGGCCGCTTTCGCTGATGAGAATACCGTCATTCGCAGCTTCCGTGCTCCGTTTGACAAGGGGGACATCCTGTATGTTCGTGAAACGACCTGTGCCTGCGCCGAGAACCGCTGGCTTTATAAGGCCGACTACACTGACGAGGACCTGAAAAACTCCCCTGAGGTAAACTCTCTCATTCACTGGACACCATCTATCCATATGCCCAAGGAGGCTGCACGCATTTTTCTGCGTGTGACGGATGTTCGGTTGGACCGGCTTAATGACATGAGCGAAGAGGACTTCATAAAGGAGGGTGTCACTCGCGATGAAGATTCCTCCAAGAACATCATGTCCCTTCAGGATAAGTTCATTAAGCTGTGGGACGGCACTATTCCGAAGCATAAGGCTCTCTCGAAGTGGGCAGGAAACCCGTGGGTATGGGTCATTGAATTTGAGGAGGTGCAGTTCTGATGGCGACGGATTACCATGCAGTGATTCAGGAGAATATCCAAAAACAGAACGGCACCTACGAGTCCAATGCAAACCCGTTTGGCATCTGCGGCACCTGTGGCTGCGAGCTTGAACCGAGCTACTTCGTGGAGGAGGAAGAAATCATCCAGCATGGGGTGCGTTTCAAGACCGGTCGTATTCGGCGGGCTGTGGACTGTCTCGTTTGCCCCAACTGTCTCCGTACTGAATGTGTGGACGACAGCTTCGACGGTCCTTGGATGGATAAAGCCCAGTGGAAAAAGCTCCATGGGATGCATTGAAAAATGAAAGGAGAAAAAACAATGAAAGAAATTCTGTTTCGCGGCCAGATTCGGCGGCATGGTGAGAAAGTTCGCATGGCAACCGGAGCACCCCTGCCGGGAATTTGGGTCTACGGGGGCACCGCACGTCCCCATAACAGCCCGAAGGACTTCGCCATCATCTACACGTACTTGTCCGACACGGCTGAAAGCCGCGACGTTTGCGGTGTCTACGCGGATACCGTAACGCAGTACACCGGCATCATCGACAAGGACGGCGCAAAGGTGTTCGAAGGAGACATCGTGGAGACCTTTGAAGGATTCCGCCCCACTCCTCTCTTCAACGAGAACACGGTTGTGTTCCGAAATGGTTCCTTTGGCCTGCTGGTTAGTGAGTCTTTGAAAACAAAAACGGCAGCAGAGCTGATGGACGAGGCTTACGACAACGGACATTTTGTTCCGTTTTGTAAGCTGCTCGGCACCGAAATCCGTGTTGTTGGCAACATCTTCGATGGCATCGCCGATAAGACTGCAAAGAACGAATAACCTTAACTTAAAAAGAAGCTCCTTTGGGGGCTTCTTTTTTTTACACCGTTTCCGTTGACATTATAAAGAATTGTGGTAGTATAGTAGTATAATTACGAAGATATTTTTATAAGGAGATTTATCTCCGTTTTCAGTCACATCATCATATTCAAGACAGTTGTTCTCATTTGGGAACGACTGTCTTTTTATATATTCAGAACAAATAAAAACGAAAGGAGAAAACGCATGAAACAAAAGGAGCTTACCCAGTATGAGTGCGATACACACCCGTCTATCCATTATACAGGCAGCGTGCGCGGTATGAAAGCAAGCGGCTTGTGGGGAAAGAACGACGAATGTGTGCGTTGTGGTAATTATATCTACAACCTGTCTATCACACTTGGGCCCTACAAGCAGAATTAGGGAAAGGAGAAAAAAATGGATACATCTTCGCTGCACTTTGTTGACAGCACATTGTCTCAGTATCGGAACGAGTTGTTGTTCCACCCCCGCAAGAAGTTGCCCGCGAAAGACATCAACGACGCTCTGAGGCGGCTGCTGGAAATAACGGGAGTACAGGGAAAGGTCAGGGACACCCTGACTACCCACCTGAACGACAGGTGCGGATATGCCCGCGATTTGAGTAAGCCTACGCCCTCAATCGCACAGGTCATCTCCGCTATGGAATTCGCGTTGCAGTCGGTTTATGCCGACCGGCCTGTTATGGAAGGGGGTGAAAGAGTATGAGTAAGCATCGCTGGACAATCGAAGAGCTGAAGAGCGTCAATGACGCTAAGTTTGCTATGGCGATTCTGATGGAGCGCCGCAGTGAGTTGTCGAATCCCTACACCCCGTTCGCACAGCGTCTTACCAGCGTCATCAATACACTGATGGACATGGCTGTGGATGGCGGGCTGACAGACGAAGAAAGGAGTAAGAACAATGGCCGCTGAAATGAGACTCTACCGCGTGCCAATTATCGGTAGTAATGCCGAACGGCGGCACGGGAAAGTTGTGGATGAGGTTACGGTCAAGGTTGGAACCAAGTGGCTGACAGACAATAGAGGCTGTCGATACTACAAAGCTCCTTCCGAAGATGCGAACAGAAATCCCTACTTCCAGCAGAACTCCATGTACTGGAGTACGGATTACCGGCTGTATCAGACGGAACAGGCCGCCAAGGATTATCACCGGCAGGCGGAATTGCTCATGGCTCTTCGCAGAACCGTCGGCGACTTCGGCTTCAACGCCCCGTTGACCGTGCTGGAGAAGGTCATGGACACTCTCAAGGAAGGCGGATGCCTGAAATGAGTACAAAAATCTTTGACGCTTGGCGTATCAACTCTACCGACATCGGGGAGTTGGTCAAGCTCGGCAATGAGATTCGGGAAGTGCAGCAGAAGTCTTTCGTGGACGCTGTCTATAACTCGCTCGATTTCTGCCAGCTCGCTATCATCTTCGCCAAAAAGTCTGTAGAGAATGTCGAGGAACTCAGGCCTGTTTTTGCGTCAATCGCCGCGAACGTCGTTCACAAGTGCGTTTTGATGTACGAGTGGATTCCGTCTTTCACGATGACGGATAGCGTCAGAAGCTCTGCGGAAGAGCTTCTGCAGAATGAGGCACAGAAACGGAAGATTTCATTGACAGCAGAGCAGAAGAAAAATCTGCTTGCCGTCATCACTGAGGTCTACGAAATTGTCTCCCGTGATTGGCAGGCATCATTGCTGTTCCTCAAGGGCGATAATGGCAGTACCTACATGAAAGGGTTCAATCTCACCAGAGAGACAGCCCGTTTCATCGACTCCACATATCCCCGCTTTGAGTACACCGACCAGACGGAAATGAGCACTTCGTCTTTTGATGCGTTCACACAGGAATATATTGTTTCTGGGCGCACAGAGGAAGAGCAGAACGAACGGCTGATGGAGGCACAGCATGAACGCGGAGAACTGTGGGACAAAGCCTTTGCGGGACATAGTGTATGGCGCGACGCAGGACTCTCCTTCTCTCTCGTGCCGGCACAGCTTCAGGAACAGTTCGTGGCTATCCACTCCATCTGCAAAAAGGTGTTCGGCGCCGAGACCTAAACGAAAAAAGAAAGGAGAAAAATCATGGAGAATATCCAAAAAAACGCTGCGGAGGTCGAGACCAGTGTTCCTGACCTGATTCCGGCCAACTACCGCGAAAAGGCAGAAGATTTGGGCTGGGTCATCGACGAAGACAAGGTTTGCGGAGTATTCACCTTCAGGCAGGGGTCGCCTGCCGGCGAGGACTACTCCTTTGACCTGTACGCCGACGATGATTTCGGCGATGGAGTGGCCGCTGCTGTGCGCCGCGTCTACGAGGACTTCGACGTTGACGAGCACGTCGCTCTGTTTGCGGAGGCTTCCGTAAAGGGCACGTCAGGCGTTCCGAAACTGTCAGTGCTTGTCGAGGACGCCAAGGAAATCAATGAGATGCTTCTCACACTCGCCGAAGCGTTTGAAGACATCGAATCTGGTACATCAGAGCGGGAGCAGAAGGTGTATACCCGCTGCTGCCCCAACTGTGGTGGCGTATCTTTCTCTGGTCATCAGGTCCTCCACATTGATGTGTTGGTTGACATCGAAACGGGAGATTTCCTCGGAAATATCAACGACGAAATCGAATCTAACATCTACGAGTCGTCTGACCCCTACGGTCCATATCACTGCATGACCTGCGGATTTGAATGCTACAACCTTTCCGAGCTGGAAAAGAGCGAGGTGGAGTAACTCTAATGTCGATTATTCTTTACTTCGCACTGACCATTCTCGTGACGTGCGGCATATTCCTTGGCATAAGGAGACTGGACACGCAGGACCTCTTTCCGCCAATCGTCTGCAGCGTTTCTGTGGGCGTTATTATGGTGGAACTGTTCGCACTTGTTCGGTGGTATTAACGGAGGTGAGAAGGACGTGCTTGAAATGCTGACGAACCCCTTGTTTATAGCCTATGTCGTTCTTATCATCGCCGCAATGGTCGTCTCAGTCATAGCCGCAAAAAAATCAGACCAGCCAGAAATGCTTCCGGCTGCCTTTGGTACTATTGCGCTTACCATTGTTTTGGTTATTGTGGCGGTCATAACCGGTTAAATCAAAGCCAGCGGGAGAGGCACTCTGCCTCTCCCCTGCTTTCACAAAAAAGAAAGGAGAATTTCAAATGGCATACAGCACTGCGGAAATCGCATCCATCAAGACAGAGTATCCCGCTGGCACGAGAAATAAGCTGAACCACATGGGAGAAGATAAGTTCCCTGTGGCAGACGGCACCACCAGCGAAGTTGCCTTCGTGGACGATGCCGGTCAAATTCACATGAAGTGGGACAATGGCCGCACGCTGGCACTCATTCCGGGCGTCGATGATTTTGTTAAAATCTGAGCGTCCGATTCAAAACAGAAAGGAGAAAACTATGAACAATGCATCTATCAGAGCCGCCGCAGCTTTCTGCGACGAGAACACGCTGGTTAAGGTCTCCCGCCACACCCCTAAGTGTGACCGTTTCGAGACCACATTCGTCCATTTCAAGGAAATCCGCAAGGGTGATTCTGTGAGCGTCTTTAGCGGCGACGGACACGAGCTGCACTTTTCCGTTCTCACAAATGCTTCTTTCAAGAAGGACGAGCGATACGGGAATGAGTGCGGCTGGTCTGTCAAGGTCACTGAGGATGCCGGCAAGACGGTATTGGCTCTCCATCCTGCAGATTTTGCGCCCTATATCATCAGACTTTCCGTCAACGACGAAGGAGATTGGCGCGGCTGCCGGCTGCTTTTCGAAAGCGTCCTCAACGACACCGAAGCTATCGTCAACAATATGCGGGCGCGATTCGAGCCGCGTGTTGCGCCGGAAAACACCTGCGGGCGGCATTCCGACACAGTTGCGGCCATGGCGAAGAGAGACCTCACTCGTGAGTGGACGGAGCAGTTCGGCTTCCGGCTCATTTCGGACAGCGTAAACTTCGCCCAGTGCGGTGTGAAGGACATTCTCTCTGATAAGTTCTTCAATCCCCCTGCCATGGAGCTGACGTTCTTCGCCTATTCCGACGGCGAGTATTCAGCGTCCCCTCTGTTCTTTGCCAAGCTGCCCGATTTGGGCGAACGGTACAATAAGCCTGAGGGACGTGCCGCAATCGCAGAACTGCTGCAGAAGCTGGACGAGATGTACGGCGACCTGCCTGAAGACACAGAAAAATGGGCACTGGAGTATCAACTTTGGGCTCGTATGCTGCTGGCAGAAGGTGCGGTCATGCTGAATCCGAAGCACCTCGACCTCCCCGACTCCAGCGCCTACGAATTCATAACGCTGGCTTTCGGTAATAAAATGCTGAAAGACAGCGGTGACGGTATTGCGTGGGCCAAGGCTGTCAAAACACCCATCAGCGTAATCGCCGAGGCGTGGGAAAATGATATGAGTGAGTCCGGCGATGAGGCGTTTACCTGCATCGTGACTGGTTGAAAGGAGAAAAATATGGATATGCCGATTTCGAACAAGCGAAAGCTGCACTGCGACGAGAATGTGTTGGTTCACATCGTGCGCTACTGCCACGATACGGATGATGCAGATGGCGACGGCATCAGGGAGGTTGAGATGTACGTCCCCTTCAAGCATATCTGCAAGGGCGACGCCATTGATATTCCTGATAAGGACACCGACGATGCCTTCAGAACAACCGCCTATGCTGCTGAGGACGCTTCGTATAGCGAAGCTCGTGCGGGTGGTTGGTTTGTGCCGGTCGCCTGTACTGGGCAGAAAGAGTATGTTCTGAAGCCTGATGATTTCGCACCTTGGCTCGTGACCCTGAGTGTCGCGTTCACACACGGGTCGTCCTGCAAGCTCTTTTTCGAGTGCGTGGAACGAAGCGAAGAGAAGCTGTGGGCAAACATCCGCAGAATCTTTGACGATGTACCGACGCTGCGACATGAGCTGGGTTTCGTTGCCCTCGTCCGACATATGGCACGGAAGTACCTCACACCTGAAAGGACGGAGCCTCTTGGCTTCAGATTCCTTTCGGATGATGTTGTCTGGAGCAACTGTAAAGCGAAGGATATCCTTCCCGACCGGTTCTTAGCAGCAGCGGACATGACGCTAACGTTTTACGCCTATGCGGAAGACGAGTATGCGGAGAGTCCCCTATTCTTCGCCAAGCTGCCGTATCTCGGTACGCATCACGGAACTCCCGCAGGCTGCGTGATTTGCGCCTCCATCCTGCGAAAGCTGGACGAGCTGTATGGCGACCTGCCGACGGAAACGTCCCGCTGGTCGCTTGAATACCAGCTCTGGGCCCGTATGCTGCTGACGGAAGGCGCAGTCATGCTGAACCCGATGCATCTGGCACTCTATGAAGACGAGCATACCTTTAATTCGCTTGTCTCTTGCGATGATGCGCTGGAAGTCAGCGGTGATGCCATTGTATGGAAGAAGGCATCCGGTGCTCCCAGCAGCAAGATTACTGAGGCGTGGGAAATAGAGACGGAAAAGTCTGGCTGCAATGACACATTCACTTGCGCCATTTAAGCCACGGAAAGGAGGAACAAACGAAAATGCTGGATACTGCCGACATTCGCCATTTTGTAATACCGAAGATAAGAGAGACCATTCTGTATATCAACCGCTATGAGAAAGCGGCTGAAGCCATTGCCACAATCATCGGGATGGGTGCGTCCTTACAGGTTCGTCCGAAGTTGTCTGACCTGCCGCAAGACGCGGCGGAACTGGCTCTGCGGAAGCGCGAACTGGCTGAGTTATACGGCTTCGTCGAACAAAACTACGCCCATCTCCTGATTTTCGGTATTCTGTTCCGCAGCGACAGTGAGAGCAAGCAGAAATCCATCAAAGCGTACCACGAGTTGTACTTTGCGCTGTGCGAGTATATCGTCCATGTGTCGCATTGCACGGATATACTCTACAAGGCAAAAGGGCAGCATAATGACCATTTGTGGATTTGGGATGATGATGGTGCATTTAAGGCCGCTTGGACGGCTCAGTACCATGAGGATTTCGACAACACACTCTCCGCAATGAGCCATCAGGAAAATGAACTGCTCCAGACCATTTCCAGAAGCGCCGCCGTGCTGCGAGACGCCTTCGCAGCGTTTTCCTTGGATTATCGCAACGACGCTGATGGGTACGGCCAAAGGGTTCTGAAGGAGTATCAGGAGCGCATGGTTAAAAGGGAATGTTAAACGCAAGATAAAAAAAACTAAATTTCAAAAGAAGCTCCTTCGGGAGCTTCTTTTTTTTACGTTGCCACTGTTGACAAAATAGCGAAACGTGGTAGTATAGTAGTATAATTACGAAGATATTTTTATAAGGAGTTTTATCTCCGTTTTTCAAGTCACATCATAAATTCAGGCAATCACTTCCCTTTTCGGGCAGTGATTGCCTTTTTCTATATATACATTTTATTTTGGATTCCCGTAAGTCCTTATCACAGGCTGGGAGAAAGGAGAAAACATCATGGCAAACTGTGTACTCTTCCGAGGGAAGAAAGGGTTCGATATCAGTACCCTTCCGTACGGGCTGAACTCGCTTCCCAATAGAAACACAAGTACGGTGTCCAAATGGAGTGCTCCCAAGCGCCCCTCTGCAAAGGGGTATTCTACCCTCCACAACTATGCGACCAGAGCTCTTTTGGCGTATCTGGGAATTCCCAATTTTGTCGATGACTACGCTCTTTTGCAGGTTTCTGATAACCTGTGGAGCGCGGAATATCGAGACGCCACGGAATCGAGGACGTATCTTTTCACCTACAAGACGGTCATTCAAACGAATGCGCCGGCAGTAGGTAAGCTGGCGGCAGCGTCAGCGGCTCCTTCCGGACAGTGGGCGGGAACCCCGTCTATTGGCTCGGAGTCGGACTCTCTCGACCTGAGCGGTGCTCTCCTTGCGATGACCCCGTTCACCCTCGCAACGTATTACGGCGCACCTGAACTGGCTGTTGTCGCAAACAATGTGGAGCTCAAGCAGGTACAGACGGACATCCTTGACCTGAGTGCCAAGTACCCCGCCGACTGGGGCAACCATATGGATGAGATTCCTGATGCGAGAGACTTTCTCTACACATTCAGTGATATGCTCTACTACGGTTGTGAAGCAGGGAAAATCCCTCTCAACATCCAGAACGGCAATATGGATACCCTGACCCGGCAGAAGGTAAACAGTGGAGCCTTTAATGGCACCGTCATCGTTGGCTCCCCGACCATTATCGGTGGAACCATGGCCTCAAGCACCGGCTCGTCTGAAAAGAGCATGACCGTGAAGGATGCCAAACTCAGATATGCTGCATGGACAAACACACATACGTGGACGCAAGACGAAGAACTGCTGATTCCCACCTTTGACGACGACTTCAAGGTCCAGCCGGAGGTAATCGAAATCGCAGATAAAATCGTCGCAACGTCTAATATGCGCGTTCCGTTCCGCAACTTCCTGTGGCGCGGCATTACCGGTTACGGTAAGTCTACCGGCACGAAGGTGTTGGCGTGCATCCTGCACACCCCCCGTTTGGAGCTGACTTGTCATACTGATATGTTGGCAAAAGACTTGATTTCCGAGTTCGTTCCCTGCAATCCTGTGGATGCGGCACGAGGAGAACTCCCCTCCTTTGAGGAGATTTCCTTCGACCCCGAATCCGCGTGGAACAACATGACAGGAGAAGATGGCACGGGAATTACCTCCGAGGAGTGCTTTGCAAAGTATTCCGAGCTGTTGGTTGCACGTGCCGGCTGCACTTCCCCCGTAAAGGTGGTTGAATCCGCTTTTGTGAAGGCCGTTTCTCGCGGATACATCTGCGAGATTCAGGAGGTCAGCCGAATCAAGGATTCCGGTGTTATGGTCGCGCTGAACCAGTACGATTTGCCGGGAGCTATGATTCCTCTGGTAGACGGTGGGTTTACCTATCGGCAGAAGGACGCCGTTGTGGTGTTCACAGATAACGTCGGATATGCTTCCTGCCGCCCCATTGACCAGTCGGTTCTCCGCCGCTGCCGCATGATTTTCGACAGTACGGAAATCGAGAAGAAAGCCATGCTGGAGCGCATCAAGTACAACACCGGCTGGAGTCGCGATGACAGAACCCTGTACGCGCTCTACGATGTGTACGAGCAGATTCGCAGTTACTGTGCAGACAAGGAAATCACTGAGGGTTCTTGCACCATCTGTGAGCTCGAATCCCTCGTGTGCTGTGTGCAGTGTGATGACCGCTATCTGGCGAATCTTGAAAAGTATATTGACACGTGCCTCATCTCGAAATGCACGAACGACCCCGTTGAACAGAACGAAATTCGTTCCAACGCAGCACAAGTCATCAGCAAGGTGGCATAAGGGTCCGAAAGGAGAAAAGAGGCATGGTGCCTCTTTTCTTTCTTTTCGGATAAGAAAGAAAGGAGAAAAAAGCACCATGACTCAGAACTATAACAACATCAACTTTTTCAATCGTGAAAATTACAACGCGCTCTGCGCCAAAGTCGGTGAATGTGTCAAGAAAGGTATTCCCCATGCAGATAAGCTGCTTGAGAGCCTTGAAGAGCGATGCGCTGCCTTCCTCGACTATGTGAACACAGTTGATATGGGTGAGACCCGCATCATCATTGCTCACAACCGTCTTGAGGGCGAAGACCTCCGCGATGCATTGCAGACCATCGACAGACTCCGTAAATGCTACCATGACGCTGCTTGCGATAGCTGCAATATCATTAACCGGATGGCGGCAGCAAACGGAATCGGTCCGATTTTTACCGGAGATTCCACCGACCGCCTGCAGGTGGCAGACTTCTGCCTTGAATTTACCGTTGAAATTTTCAAGAACCGGAAAAAGTAAGAAAGGAGAGTTGACACATGGACCAGAAATCTATCTGGAGGCAAATCCGCGTAGGCGCCAAGGAAATGAGCGAAAAACTCACAGATGCTGACATCTACACCAGTGAAGCGTTTCGGAGTCATGTGCAGGCAACGGTCGATTCGATGACGAAAGACCTTGACAAGCACATCTCCGTTTCTCTGATGCATAACCCCAAATCCGACATCACCGCCTGTACTGACGGGAATAGTCTTTGTCAGAATACGGCAAACAGTGTCATCACATGGTATAAGCTCCCCTCCTCCCGATTCGCAACGGTCATGGGTATTGTCTATCACGAGTTGGCCCACATCCGATTCCACGACTTCCGCGCCGATGCGCTGGCAGACAAGGAACTGGAAGAGAACGGCACACTCTATGGACGGATGCCTGAACCGGACGATGAGACAGAGCTGGATGAGATGAAGGAGGCGCTGAAGCATCCTGAATACCGCAAGGTGTTCAAGTCGCTGCGAGACGAACTCGTCAACTGCATCATCGACGCACACGACGAGGAACGTATGAGCGACTACTACGGCGGCATTGTCGCTCGTGGTATTGAGATGGCAGCATCTTCCCTTCAGGGGCAGCTTCACACGCTGGAAGGCTATACGAACAACAAGAAGGAGCCGCTGTCTATTATGACAAGCCTCGTTCTCCAGTTCGCACGATTTGGTGAAATTCTCGTTGCGGATGAGCAGACACTCTATACCAATGAGTACGCCAAAAAGCTGACAGACATCTCGCAGGCCATTGAGCTTGCCACTAACACGGATAACCCGAAAGAGCTGTATGCCCAAATCAATGTGATGCTTCTCTTTATGTGGCCTTACATCAAGGACGCAATAGATAAGTGTGACAAGCAGCAGAACGCTCAGGCAGGCCAAGGCCAGCAGGGGCAGGGTCAGCAGTCCGGCTCCGACCAGAACGGTCAGGGCGGGCAGCAGGGCCAGTCCTCGTCCGGCGGCGGTCAAGGCAGCCAGAACCAGCAGGGCGGCGGAGGTATCTCCCAGCCCAGCGCCAATGCCATTCAGCAGGTGCTCCAGCAAATTGCTCAGGGCGCACAGAATGGCGGTGGTTCTCAGATGCCCCAGAACCAGAAGGCATCCAACGTAGCCAAGCAAGCTACCAAGGATGCCCAGTCTGCCGACAAGAAGAAGGGCAAGAAAAACGACAGCGGTAGTGGTTCCGGCGGGAATGATGCCAATAAGGGCAACGTCCCCGCTGCTGTGGCCGGCAAGAGCGGCAATGGACAGGACAAAAACGGAAAGCAGGAGCAAGCCGACAGTATGTTGGCGAATGTCCTGCAGACCATTATTTCCTCCGTTGCTGGAAACATGGCCGAAGCACAGATGGAGCAGGATTTGAAGTCTCAAATCATCGCTGATGTTGACATCATGGACCGTAGCTCTACGCACAAGGGCCATAGCATCGACGTCAAACGCGAGGTTGAAGTAACACCTTCCAACATCAAGCTCTACGGTGAAATGATGGAGGATGTGTCGCAGTATTCCAAGCGTCTGGCAAAGTTGATGCAGCAGGAGTTGAAGGACCTGCAGGACGGCGATGTCCGCAGAAACCGAATGTACGGTAGAGATATCGTTGCAAGTGAAATGTGGCGTCCGGATTGCCGGTTCTTCAGCGACACAAAGTTGCCGCAGGACCTGCCCGATATGGCAGTTTCCGTGCTGGTTGACCAGTCTGGCTCGATGTATGGGCAGCGCATGGGCGCCGCTATGAAGGCTACCATGCTCCTGCATGACTTTGCAGAGCGTGTTCATGTTCCTGTCGCTGTGTACGGTCACAATGTGACCATGCATGGTAGGGTCAACCTGTTCGTCTACACAGACTTCCTGAAGGCCGGTAAGCGTGACAAGTACCGTCTTGCCAAGCTCTCCACTGGCGGCTGTAACCGTGACGGTGCAGCGCTGGAGGTCGTTGCTAACCTGCTGAATGCGAGACCTGAGCGCACGAAGCTCCTCATTATCATTTCGGATGGCAAGCCGAATGATGATTCCTATGGTGGAGATTCTGCGGCGAAGGACATCAAAGACATCGTAGCCCGCAATCGCCGGCGCGGTGTTGAGATTGTCGCAGCAGCTATCGGCGACGACAAAGAGTACCTCAAGAAGATTTACGGCGACCAGTTCCTTGACATTACTGACCTTTCCACCTTTCCAAAGGCAATGGTCAAAATCGTCAAGAAGCGGCTGAAGGTCTAACAACAATTAAAGAGCCACCCTTCGGGGTGGCTCTCTTTGAAAGGAGATAATACTATGGAGTTAGGTTACATTGCTCCCTGTCCTGTGTGTGGCGGCAAAATCAAGCTGTATTCCCACTGTGGTAAGCCCGATTGTAAGGCTGTATGTCAGAGTTGCAAAAAGGGGTTTCCGTTCCACGCAAACCTGAAGACCTATGCCGGCACAAAAATCTATGCCAGCAGTATCAGGAAGAGTGTGCGGATGTGGAATAACACGGTTTCAAAGGAAGTCATTGCCGACGAGACCCTTTGATTCTGTTTGCTGCAGGAAGGAGTTGAGTTTCTGCATATAAGAATATATAATGATATGCAAAAGAAGCCGGTATTGTAGAAAGGAGAAAACATAATGACTGCAAAGCTGAAAAGCGATGCGCTGAGAGTTATCAAGAAGCTCCGCTGCTACGGCACGGACGCTGAAGACAACCTCGGCTGCGGCGATAAGCGGTGCAAGTACCGTGATGTGGACGGTGCCTGTAACATCAACAACATTGAAGCGGATGCTGCCGATGTGATAGAAAAATTATTGAAGGAGATTGAGAAGTATGAACATCACTGATGTGGTGATGAAGTCCCGCAATGTTGAATCGTTCAACAACCTCCTCCCTGTTACATCTGTCACATCAGAGAAATCAAAGGCAGTTGCCAGTCGGAACGGATATATGGCGCCCTATACAGCCGATGAACTGCGGAAGAAGTTTCATCTAACCGACGACATCATTGAGAACCTCTACTACGGCTGCGGCTTTACCCCGTTTTATTACTGGGATAAGGATAAGGTCATATTCCCCTGCAACAGTCTTACAATGGCAGCCGACGGTGAAGATAAAACGCCTGAAATCCGAGGGGCTGTTGAGCAACTGAAGAAGAAAATTGCCTCCGGCAACTGTAACTTCATCATCACGGCACTCAACGACCGGATGCGGATAGAATATCTGAAGAAACTCGTTGATGAGGGCTTTGATGGTGCTTACAAACTGTTCTACAATGTCTACCCCTTTTCCGATTACGGATGCTCCGCACTCGGACGGGATGGTATACTGAAGCTCAAAAGCATGAAAACGCCGGAACAGGTTCAGGCAACGGAGAAGGGGCTCAAGAAGTATCCTGACACGCTGACGGTTTACCGTGGCGCCGGCGATGAAAGCGCAAGTCTGGAGGAAGCGTTCTCTTGGACGCTGGACCCTGCCGTAGCCGTGTTCTTCGCCACGCGCTTTCCGTCTGACCATGCAAAGGTATATCGGGCTACAGTCGAAAAAGCCTCTGTCATTGAGTATTTCGAAGGCGTGGAGGCTGAAGTTATTGTATCTCCCGATGACATCAAGGAGGTTGAAGACTTCCCCTTCTATGGTATCGACTGGCTCAACGAGGCAGCGGATGACGGTGCAATAGACGACTTCTGGCTCTATCAGAAGACTTCTGACTATGACGCCGTTCCATTCCAGATGGCAGGCAAACTGCATGGAAAGGCTCACGCTGGTCGTGTCCTATTCATGTGTATGCTGCTGGCATATATGAAGGGTCTGGACTTGGAAGACAAGGAAATTCTGATTGAGGCTGCACTGTATCACGACACAGGCAGACGTAGCGATTCCGAGGATAATACCCACGGTGGCGAGAGCGCAAGGATGCTGCAGGAAGCATATCCTGATACGGACCCCATCACACTGTTTCTGATGGAGTATCACTGCCGCCCCGATAAGGAAGGCTACGACTTCATCTCGGAACACTGGAGGGATAGGCAGGATGCGCTGCGCGTCAAAACACTCTTTGATATTTTCAAAGACGCTGATGGGCTTGACCGCGTCCGGCTCGGCAATTATGAGCTGGATATGTTCCAGCTCCGTACCGAAGAAGCTCGCAAGTTGCCGCAAATCGCAAAAATAACTGAAGAGCAACTCAAATTCTAAACACAAAAGCACCTCTCTTTTGAGAGGTGCTTTTTGCTTATTTTTCAAGGTTGCAACCAACTTGCGACAAATCAAACTAAATTCCAAGGAAAAAGCCAAGAGATTGGGTAAATAAGCAAAGAGAAACTCAAACTCAACTTTGCGTTTTCTTTGCAGCTCCGAGAGGCTCAATGAAGCGAGTTGCCCAGTCCTCCTTACCGCAGCGCGGGCAAGGGCGGTGCCAGTCGTACATGAGGTGTCCATCCACATCCACCTTATCGGTCAGTGGGGCAACCTGCCCGCAAGCAGTACAGAAGACGATATAGCGTCGGTCGGCGCCTGCACGCTGTTTGCCGGCGGCCATTAAGATGCCTCCTTAACAGAGCTGACCAGCGGGCGCTCCTCCAACATACCGACAACTGTACGCAGGGGCTCAGAACCGCCAAAAGCAGTAACGATGTGCTTCAAAGCACTCTCAGGAACGGAGAAGCTGTCCGAGGCACAGATGCCAACGGTCTTGCCCTTCTTTGTGTCCACCGTCACGAAATCGCCGGTATGGAGCGCACAACCGTCAGGGACGGAGAACAGGAAGGTCTGCGGGCACTTGGGGTGCTTAATGATGACAATGTTACGCACGATTTAATCCTCCTTATCCAGTTCAACACCGCAATGGATGCAGCGGTTCAGTTTGATGGCACATTCAGGGCAGAGCGAGTCTGTAGGGGTATTAAAGCAGATGATGACTTTGCCGCATTCGAGACAATGGCTTTCGGAGAATGCGTGAAGTACGACCCGGTTGAAGCACTTGGCACAATGTCTATAAGGCAACCGTGAGGTTATGGTAGGTGTAGCTTCCATTTAGGATACCTCCTTCTGAGCAGGCTATTTAAGATTTGATGTGTCTTTCCAAAGAACTTTGTCTTCAAGCGGGGATGAAAACCATACCTGCGTTCTGTGCGAGAAGCGCACATCTCCTCATCCTTACTTTTTCTTCTTTCGTTGATTTGTAGTAGTCCGGCTTACCGTTATGGAAGCCGTCCGACCCCAGAAGAATCCCGACAGCACCGCAGAAATTCATCACCGCACCCGGCATGATACGAGTCATGTCCTTGTACTGGGGCGGATGCGGCTTTACGGTAAGCTGCGATACCGCAGCATCACCGTAAGTCTCGCGGAACTCCTCAAGGCTGTTGGACTTTTGCTCAATAGCCTTGTGCCTGTTTGTCGCCACCTGTTTTCCGTCGAGATAGTATTTTCTATCAACACGTTGCTGGTGGCAGGCCTGCCGGTCGTGCCGACGGAACTGCTTCAGCTTAAAGGGTTCGGCAGGTGTGGAGACCTTCGTATTCGCATCCAAAATGGAACAGGCGATACAGTAGGCATCCGTATAGTGTTCCTTCGGCACATTCTTGGCAATGCGGAAGCCCTTGGTGGACTTACCATCCGTGGCATAGACATCGTAGGGAGTCTCTCTTCCGAGGTACTCCATCAGAAACGGGATAATCTGATTCAACACGCTCAGGGCGTGGTACTTTTTATTCATACCGCCCTTGCGTGTGACCAGTTTCTCCGCCCACGCCTTGTCCGTATGGACGAGGGCGTGATGCTTCGCACAAAGCCCACAACGGTTTGCCAGTGTCTCACTCCCGTTCTTACGACGAGGGACAACATGATGGTAATGGTCAATGGGCTTTTTACAGAACAGACAATGTCCGTCCTGCTGTGCGTATACCGCATCCTCTACGGAACCCAATCCGTACAACGAACCCAGCTGATATTCCCACCGACGGATATTGGGATTATCCATCGCCATGAAAGCAAAGCGGTTCAGTTCCACCACCACTTTCGTGATAGGAAGGAACTTTGCAACTTTTGCAATCAGGTTAATGTGGGTCTGCAGCAGGTGGTTCGCCGTGGGCGTCAACCATCCTTGAGGACACTTACGGTTATTGAACCGTGCCTTCTTGTTGCGGATGTAGTGACACACAATGGGCTTCTCATAGCCGGGGAGCAATCTCTCAGCGGAGCCATCAGCGATGGTAGTCCCAGCAGCTTTCGCACGACGCTGGCGCTTCCGGCGCCGGTCCAACGTGCGATGGTTCCTGCGAAATGCGGCACGCTTCTTCATCAGGAGAGGTACGTCCTTATTGCGCGTCTCCAGATGTGCGGAGAACACGCACTGGCCGTCCTCCTTGACAACCGCAACACCGATATTCGTTCTGCCGGGGTCGATGCCAAGAATCAGGTCTTGGGTAATGTCAGGGGTATCATAGTTCAACTGGATGGTAAACGGGGTGGAGCTGACGACTCGTGCTTTCTTCTCCTTTAGGAGATAACGCACACGTCAACCACGAGTCGTCGCCATCAAAGGCTTACCATCTTTGTTGAGCACATATACCATGTCCATATAACGTTATCTCCTTTCTTTCTTTATTTTTCCGTTAAGGCACACCCCAAAGGGGTGGTAATGTTTCCCTTGCCTCGGCATATGTTGGGCAGAGCTGCGAGCTGGGAAAACCCGCAGGTGCATCCGTACCCTCTACCTGAGGGACTTACGTACGTCGCTGTGGCTGTGCTATAAAGACTTTTTGTGGATTTCCCACATCAAATCTTAAATAGCCTTCTGAGCATACCAGCTCACAAATTTCGATACATTGCGGGAATGGAGGCTATGGACATCTTCGGCGAGCTTCCACTCGGACAGGTCTACCATCCAAGAAGGGTGCTTCTCCGTAAAGCCGGGGCAAGCGTGGTCGAGGTGCTCTTTCTCGGATGCCTCGCGCTGGCGGATGTGCTGCAGTGCCACATTCAGGTACTTGATACCGTAGGCGTAATCCACGCACTTACCGCCGATAATCCATCCCCCAAGGTTCTTTGTATTGATGGCATACGTCAGCCACTCGGAGTTCATAAAAGCGAGGTTAATGTACTCGTCGCGGAATACCTCAAAATTGGAACGGGCGCGTTTCTTCCCCTCGTCATCATACCAACGGCGGTTTATGGATTCACCCTTCTCCACAGACACAAAGAAATGCGGCTTAGTCTCCATGACAGTTTCGATGATTTCAGCGTCGTCGCCGAGATTGCTGCCATCGCCATATGTGGCATAGCGAATGCCATTAAAGAGATAGTAGGTGCGCTGCTCCGGTGCATCATACTCCACCAAATTGATGGGATAGATGGCGCAGTCATCAACGGAACAGTCGTGGGTGCGGTTGCGGTCTCCCCTGCCACGGTCATTCCAGTAAGGCCTATACCTGTATTCTCTCTCCGGAGTCAAAGAAAGGACGGTCAAGATACTATCACCCTTCTTTGCATCAGGCTTATTGCATCGCTTCACGATGTCTACAAAGCTGCCATAACGGTTGTCGGTCAACCAGCGGTCAGCCATGGAAAACACGACATACTCGGAGGACTTGGAGATTTTGACACCAGCCGGCAGAGAAAGGATGTTGGAGCTATCCACCACACCCTGCAGGATATTGAACAGGAAAATTCTGGAAACCATTTCCACGACCATACTTCGCGCCTGTGAGCGCTCCTCTTTGACACGCTGCTTCCGCTGGTATTCATCCTCCTGCCCGATATACTCCGTATTGACGCGGAAATCCTTGGGATTTACTTCCATAATGAAGTCATCTGTCACATGGACTTCCTCAGGGTCAGTCCAACCGATATAAACATTTTCTCCGTTTCGGATAATGATACCAATGGTGTTCCCGTGGTAGATATTATAGCTGTCCAGCATATTGCTCCACATCTCATGCCCAAAGAAATGCTTGCCGGTCTTGCTGAGACGAACCAGTGCCACGCACTTCTCACTGGGAGCAAAGGTATCCAGCGCAACAGGAGACGCTGCGAGAAACTCCTCGAAATACTTCAGCTTGCTTTCTTTCATGTTGTAAATGGAAGCAAGACGCCCCATCTCTTCATCGAGAAAACGGAGCTTCTGGAACAGGACGACCGGTTCCTTTTCCGGTGCGTTCCGGCCAGTGCGGATACGGGTAAAGTTAATTGTCTCACCCATGTAGCAGCGGATAGCATAAATCTGAGATTCCAACAGGTAAATCTGATTGTTCATCATTTCTACCTGTTCCTCCAGAGCCTCGCGTTTGGCGGACAGCTCTGCCATCAGTTTGTCCTTTTTCTGCTCCAAGGCTGCCATGGCACGCTCGACCTCTTCCTTGAGGGCGCGGAGTTCATCACTGGTTCCGTTCTTGGTATCTTCGATATTGGCTTTGAGGGCGTTCAGCTCCGCCTCACGGTTGGACAGACCTTCGCGCACCTGAGAGACCGAAAGAGACTCAGGCACGGATGCCGGCAGCGTCGATGAAGCTCCATGCGTTGCGAGGGCTCGCATCTCGCCCACGGACATTTCGGAATAGTCCTTGACCGGCACATACTCCGCCACCAGAGAGTCCGGCTGGTAGAGAAAGAATCTGCGGCTGCCGAGACCAACGACCATACCGATGCCCTCATAATTGCTATATACGTTGGCGGGCTGCTCATAGGTCTTACAGTAGTCGATGAACTCAGAAAGGTTCTTGAGATAGTCCTCAATGTGTTTCCGCCACCATCTCGCATTGGTGTCACTATCTTGTGAGAGACTGGACAGGTCCGTAAGCCCCAAAAAGAGCGTTGCATCGTCTCTGTCATTCTCTCTGATAATGCGAGCTTCTTCCTGTCGGGCCTTTTCAAAGCACCATTCACGGCTTCTCGCTGCCCACTCATCCTTGTACGCCTCGATGTCATTGAAGCGCACCTTCCCCAAAATGGTGTTCTTCATTGTCCTTTCACCTCTTTTTTTGACTGCCTTTTTTTGATTTTAAGTTTTGCAGTAGCGGATAAAGTCCTGCGCCGAGAACGGCAGGTTATCGTATCCGCAGTCCTTCAAATAACGGGAAACAACAGCAGAGCTCATACTGATACGTCCATCACCAGATGCCTTCATATGTTGCAAGCAGATGTCAGCATAACCATCTACCACATCAAGGTGCTCCAGACACCACTTCTCTACGCGGCGTTTGCGGGCCGCCAGAGACCGCTGTTCGGGATGCGGCATCTTCTTGTAGGTGTATGCCTTTGCCGCCTTCTCGCGGCTCGTGTAGCCGAAACCTTGGGCATCATCCAATACCGCACCAGTCTTGGGCTGTATGACAATGTAACGCGGTTCATATTCTGAGGAGAGCTCCCGCGAATATACGACTTTGAAGTAATCAGCCATACAAACAATCATCGCCCTTCCACTGATTTTAGTAGTCATGCTCATGTTCCCCCAAGGCACTCTCACCTCGGCGCTGCGCCGCCTCTCACGCGGTGTTCAGCCATGGGAAGTTCCTGCTTCTACGACGGAGTTCGTCGGATATGCCAGTGTGCAATGAGATGGTATAGTACCCTGTTTTTTCTGGGTGGTGTATACCGCCACTCAAATTCAACGTGCGGCATCTTGTGGTATAGTACCCTGCTATTTCTGGGTGGTGTATACCAAGACCGGCTGTGTGGTGGGCATGAAAATGGGTATAGTACCCTGCTATTTCTGGGTGGTGTATACCCAGCACAGGTATTCAGTTCCCCCAAGGTGCTGGTCGTCACCTCTCACGTGATTGCCAGCCAACAGAGTATTCCTGCTTCCGCGACGACCATGCATCTCCACAGGCGTTAATTCCGGTTATACCGTCCGTACTTGTTTTTTGGCGGAGAGAGTGGGATTCGAACCCACGGATGCTTTCACATCGCCGGTTTTCAAG